TTTATTTTATCCTTTATCTATCCTATTAGGTGACCGCTAAAGCCTGGATAATGTATTTGCCCACTCACATAGTTATTTGTCCATAGGCAAGTAACATAATCGCCAACGGCTAACTCACAGTTCATATGATGCACCATAGGCACACGATTTGTCTGTTGATTGAATTGCATATATGATTTTGTACTACCGTTTATGTTCATATAAAACCAAAGGTATCCAGAACCAAAATCAGATGCCATACATTGAAACTCGAAGTGATATTTACCAGCTACAGGTGCCGTAAATCTACCATTACTTGCATTAAAATGACTACCGTTATTAAACGCATGATTAACACTTGTAGACCATACATTACCACTAGTCATTGTTTGAGTTCCAGTTGTAGTAATACTATGTGATCTTGATCCCAACCATGAGAACGCTGGTATATAAGGCGTTGTTACATAACCGCCTGCAATCTTCATCATTTGAGTACCACCAATTTCAAAGTGTATATTATCACTAGCAGCATTTAATCCTAACTGTCCACCTGTACCTCTTATCCAGTTTGCTGTATTTGTTCCTGGTGTTCCTGTATTTCCTAAAGAAAGTCTTATTTGACTATCAGATGTTAAATCAAGGTATCCTGTTTCTTGCAGTTGCATTTTTGTTGACCACGTTATTGATGAATCAGCAACATCTGACACTGCTGTTTCCCATACATGATCTCCACCGTTTTGATAGTATCTAAGTGCATAATCATTAGTTAAACGTTGGTATGCACTACCGTTATAACGCCAGTTATTACCTAACTGAGTAGAAGCAGATGTTGTTCCAACAAATCCAGTAGCTCCTAGCCTTAATCTTCCATCAAATACGGTACTCCAATTATCTAGATCGGACGTACCAATGCCAACTGTACCTTCAGAATCAATTGTTAATCTTCTAGTTGCAGTTCCACTTTGTGGCCTAGTATCTAAACCAATACCTCCCCAAGAAGCACCTTCAGCAGTTCCTTGAATTCCTGAAAAAGGATTTAATGCACTAGATGCACCTGTTGCAAATCTAATAGACCCGCCATTTCCATTTGCAGTTGTTGTATCAGTAATAACAAGATGCCCCCAGTTATTATCATTTACATTGTTACCTTCAATAAGTGCCACTGTACCATACGGAGATCCACTTGACCAACCAGTATCTTTAATATGTGACCTTGCAAAAGGAGTAGTTGTTCCAGCACCTATATTACCTGCTGAATTTATATTTCCAGTTACACTAATTACATTACCAACAACTTGTATATTACCTGCATTATCTAAAACTAATGCATCAGTGCTTGCATCTTCGTGTCTAATATTTTCTACTAATAATCTACTCATGTTTCAAGTTCCCAATGATCTTCTACAAACACAAAATTCCAACTTTGTCCACTGATACTATCAGTAAGTGTATATGTATCATTTTCTACAGGGTCAGTATCAAATACAATACTTCCGTTCATCCACATTAAAGCATATCTGTCTGTTGCATAATCTAGTGTACAATTATTTGTTTCGTCTGTCATCTTTAATCCTAAGTATGTGTAATATTTGATGGTGTACCATAATAGCATCTTATAGTTAATGTACTATGACTATAACTACCACTTCCATAATTTTCATCTATATGTAATCTTCCATTTGGACTACCACTACCACCGCTATGGTCAGTTGCACTAATACTTAAACCTATGGACCAGGTATTACCACTGTCATGATAAGGTGTCCAAGTGTGAGTAGTATGGTTGTTTGCCCACTTACCCTTAATAAATCTGTGAATATCTGATCCACCATTTGTTTGGTGACTTGTATAAGTAACATCTGCCATAAAATAACTTGCACAGTACAAGTATGTGTCATGATCTGAATTACCACCCCAAGTATATTGATATTCTGTATATGCTGGAGTTTGTTTAACTATACCGCCACCAAATCCTGTACCACTATTTTGAAATGTTTGGTCACTGTCTAATCTAATTGCACCATCTATATGTAAATGGCGTGCTGGACTTGTAACATTAATACCAACATTGCCGTTGTCCATTAATGTCATCCTTGCATCGGATAGTGTAGCTTCACTACTATCATTATTTGAATCCATTAAAAAATGGAATTTGCCTCTGGAATAACCTTGGTTTATTCCTTCTGCTACAATAGCCATTTTATTCCTACTACCATATCCTTCAGGATCAAACCCAATTCCAGCTGCATAAGATGCTACGTGGCTTGATCCACCGACACTAATTGGATAATGAACACTAGAGGCATCTGTGGACGATTCTCTTACTTGTAATTTTTGTTGTGGACCTGAAGTACCAATACCAACATTACCATCATATCGAACTGTAAACAAATCTCCTAGATAATTTGTACCACTAGTCATTTCTCCTACACCAAAAAGTGAACCAGTTGAACTTGCGTCTGCTGGCCCAAATGCTCTTACACCATACTCGTTTGAAATGCTAAACCCTGTTCTTGAATTGCCATTTTGTCTAAGCAATAATACTTGTGCACCGGTATTGGTAACTCCAAAATCTAAAGGTGCTTGTGGATCTAACTCATTAATACCAACTTTATTATTTCGTATAACTAGATTACTAGCACCACTGCCGCCCATATGTATGCCATCAGTATGATAAGATGTTATTAAAAGTTTCCTATTAGCATCAGCTTCGATTCTGTGGTTAGTACCGTCCCATAAGCCTAAATTTAATTGAGCTGAACCGTCTATTAATTTAATTCTACTAGTGTTAAGAGAACCATTTAATTCTAATCCTACTGTAGCATCAATACCATCACCAATACCAACACCATTATCTGATACTCTCATACGTTCTGCACTGCCAGTAGCAAAGCGTATATCTGTAGCTCGCATGCCCATTGCAACATTGGCACTACCTGCTGTGTTCATTGCTTGAAATCCTGCTACATTTCCAATTTCGCCTATACCACCTTGAAAGGCTATTCGCTTGTCAGTGCCAATTCTAATATCTACACCATTATCTCCGCCTTCAAAAATAACATCTTCTGTAAAAGTTGTTACTGTGTTGCTGGTTACAACATTGTTTACATCTAGTGTTGTTGCGGAACCAGTGCTGGTTATAACTTTGCTTAAATCAATAGTAGTACTACCAGCGGCATCTGGTGCTACTAGATCTATATATCCGCTTACATCGCCTTTGATTCTTAAATCTGCCATTATACTATTACCCACCTGCTTCCACTACTTATAGTGACTGTTGCACCACTGTCAATTGTTACTGGACCTGCAGCCATTGCACTATCACCAACAGCAATAGTGTAGTTTTCTGTTACTGTTTGACTGTTTACAAAAAACGGTTGTGATGTACGTACTCTGGTTGTTACTAAATCTCCGGTCATAGTATCGCCAGTTTTACTTACCTTTGTTGCAATATTATTTGCAGTTGTTGTTGCAAAATTAGGATCGTCTCCCAATGCCGCAGCCAACTCGTTTAAAGTATCAAGTGTTGTTGGCGCACTATCAGTAATAGTTGCAATAATATTTGTAGCAGTATCATATCCGTTATTTGATAGATATGTACCTACATCACTGTTTGTATAGCCTGGTTGTCCGTCTAATGTAAGTGTTCCTGCTACTGCATCATAAGTTGCTGTAATATTATTTCCACCTACAATTAAATTATCTACATCTGCATCAGTATAACCAGGTTGTCCATCTAGTGTCAATGTACCAGCTGCATCGTCATAAGTTGCTGTAATGTTGTTGCCACCTACTACTAAACTGGCTACACGGTCATCTACACGTTCATTTGTTAAAAATAAATTTGTTGTACCTTCTGTTAAGTCATCACTGTTGCTTGCACCTGCTTGTTGCCAAGCAGTGCCGTCCCAAATATAAAGGATGTTATTGTCTGTAGCAAACGCCTGGTCTCCTGCGTTATTACCAGTAAGTGGCAAATATGTACTGTCGTCATATACATTAACCTTAGCAACTACAGTGCTACCATCTTCCACAACTAATTCTGCTGTACCAGCAACTTCTCTAATCTTGTTTTCGAACGAAGGTGTATTCTCTACATAAGTTGCTAAGTCCTGTGGTACAAACTTATTTGTTCCTGCATCATATACAAGACACATCTGATTAACTAATGATGGGATAGGACGTATCTCTACTGGAGTCTTGTGTCCTTCTTGTGTATGCTGGAAGTATACTACATAGTTACCGTTATTATTTGTCTCAACTGCAAGGTCCTTGATAGTAATTGCACCACGCATGCTACTATGATTACCACATTGGTAATATAATGTATCTGGTGCATTACTTGGTACTACAAAAGTAACATTGCCACTATCTGATCTTGAACCTGTAACACCAGTTGTGTACTCTCCAAAGTAAGTACCTGCGCTATAATTTGTTCCGTTGTCTGTTGTTAGGTAGAACGGGTGTCCACTTGCATTGACACTAAACGTATATGTACCACCTCTATATACAGGTCCTAAGTTTGGATTATCTCCACTTGCTGGACCACTAAAAGTGTAAGCACCATTTGCATTGTTTGTTACAGTGTATGTAACACTTGGATTAGTTAGGGTTGGTGGTGTAACAGTTGCCGGTACATTAACACTTATACGTTGTACATTTGTTGCAGTTCCGCCGTTAATACTAGGATGTGTGTCACTAATAGGATTACTAGGATTATCTGTTGCCCAACTTACAAGGTTGTCCGTTCCTGAACCATCTACCCATTTCAAATACAAACTATGTGTTTGAGTCATGTTGCCATGAGTTGTGTAAGCCGCAAAGTTATTAACTGTATATGTTCCTTGTTTATATAAAGGAACACTTACTTCCGGCGAATTTGTAATAGTTCTACGTGCATAAGGAAGTGTGCTTTGCTCCCATGTCCATAGCCAGGCTGTGTCTTGTCCAGCCGCTGGAGCATCAACTTGTATTTCTAGTGTTTCTGGTGCAATACTTAAATTAACGTCAGGAATATTATCCTGTGTAATTTGTCTAGTGCCTAGTTGTATACTACTGCCACTTAAATATAGATCTCTAAATTTATAGGTACTGCTTCCTAAATCATACGCAACGTCTGTATCTGGTATAATATCACCACTTACATTGCCCAATTTAGTTTGTACACGGGCATCAGTATAATAAAGGTTGTTTGTACCCTCAGTAATTTCATCTGTGTTGTCAACGCCTTGTACTGCGCTGTCTACATACGATTCAGTTGCATAACTGTTTGTTGTGAGATAGGTGTTTACACGAGCATCTGTGTAAAATTTATTAGTACCTTCTATTAAGGTATCAGTATCAATAGTAGTACTATTGATAATACTTTTCCATGCACCGCTGGTGCTGTCATAAAACCAGCGACGGCCTTTTTCATTATGAATGTCGCCATTGGTAGGGGTAGTTGGAAAGTTTACTGCCATTGTGTAATAATCCTATCGTTATTACACTTATTTATGCTCTATAGCAGGAGTGTAAGTCCTCCAGCACCAATTACTAAACCTCCCCACATGCCTAATATTGTAATATAATATCTAAGTTTTGTACCAAAATACAGCATGCCAATTGTAACGCATTTGTGCATTGGACTAATAAGATAACCCACAAAGTCAACAGCAAAAAACCAAGGTAAATATTCTATTCCGTAAATGCTTGCAAGTATAACAGTAATAGCACCAAATCTACTGCTTGACCCCAGTGCAAACGCACCTGCAAAACTAAACAAACTCAGCAGTGTAAATCCAGATACTGTTTGTATATCTAGCCCTGTGTTACCTAAAAACTCTTTAATTTCGTTTGTGTTTGTTCTTGCAAAGTTTGCCGCTATAATAATTAATGCAACCCAACCAATCAGTTTCCAATCTACAAAACGCAACAATTTAGGAATATCAAATGTACGTGTAACAAACATATAATATACTGTAAGACTACCAAACGCCCATAAAAAATCTATACCGTATATTATTGCGGCAACACCTGCAATATAAGGTAATACATAACGTGTAATTCTACTTACTTTGATTTCCTTGCCTGCGCTGTTTAGTTCTACATCAGATTCTTTTACACCCCAAATTAAATATGCAAGTATAAATGCAACTGACACTGCTAACAAAGGCCACAACATACCCATTAATTGTGCGTATGTCAAGCCAAAAGCGGCCATGGGTAGAATAATAGTTTTTTCCAGTGGGCTCCAAAAGTAATAATGATGTGTACTTACATAGTCAATAGGGCCAAACTTTTCTCTACCACAACAACCTTTGTCAGGTGCAAGTGTTTCTAGTAGTCCTGCACTGACTGTAACTCTGCCTTTGATAGGTAGTAATCCAGTAATTGCACTTACAATTGCAACGACTGCTTTTTTACTTTTTAAGTTTTGCTGGAAGAAACAAAACACATCATCAAACAATTTGTTTTCTTTTACCATTCCTGCAATCATCATTACAAAAACAATTAAGAACAAGTACACTTGTCCTTTTAAAATTAAATCTATGTATTCCATATTATCTCTTTTCTATTATAGCTATATAAAGCCCATTCCACCACTGCGTGGCATCTTCTACATCATTTATCAGTATTTTTTCATACCGTAAATATAATCCAGCATCTAGTATACCTTTTTGTGCACCTTGTACAACACCATTAAAGTTGGCATCATCTACAATAATTATTGCTTGGTCAGCTAATGCATCTTTATAATAATTTATTGCACGACAAGTTGTTTCCGCATCATGTGGACCATCATAAAAGAATAAGTCCACTGGTTCTATTTGACTAACATCAACATCAAACATATGACTATTAAATAGTTTAATGTCTGCTTGCTCATGTTTGTACTTCTTTATATTTTTTATAAAAACTTCTTTACTGTTGGGAGGTAACTGTATGTCGTCTCTAAATGCATCTACATCCTGTGCCCAGTTATCTACAAAGTATGCTTTAACTGGATTTTTAACTACTGCGCATCCTGTTGCACCCAAATAGCAACCAACTTCTAAATAACTATCAACATGTCTAGTTAAGTAGTTTAGAAAACGCTGTACACGTTTACTAGTCAACCCTGGTACTTGATATATTTTTAAGTCGGGCTCGTTAACACTATCAGCTAATCCATTTACAATTAAATCTTCGATGTTGTCAACATGTTCACCATTTTTTGCTGTGTAAAGTTTATCACATTTATTACAATCCCAACAATCAAATTTACAGTTTTTAATAAACTGACGCCAAGCATTAATGGGTTTGCCTTGTAAGTTTGTATTTTCCAAATAAGGATTAAAATCGTCAAACAGTATTTCCTGATTACGTTTATATCTATCTATAATACTGATTGTGTTTGCTGTTTGTTCAACACTTTCTCTACCATGCATTTTAAATATATCAACATATTCTAATAGTTCTACCCAATCTTCTCGCCATGGTGGAATGTTTGCAGTTTTTAATGCTGTACTGGGATCAGTAATATCCCATTTGGGACAACTTATTCTACTAATGGGATCCGTAAAGTATTGAGAACCAGCTACTCGATTATTATTAAACTCAAAGTGTTCTGACATTACAGGACACCCTCCCAAGCATCCTTCATTTGCTAACAGAGCAATCTTAATACCATATTTTTCTTTGACACGTTTAATTTTTTTAAGTGTGTCACGATCACGCATTAAGTCTCTGTCTATATTAATGTAATGAAATCCTGCTTCCGCTTGCTTTGCAATATCGCTGGCTGTGTTGACTTCTCTAAGTATTGTATTTTTAATTTGTAACTCTGGAAATGCTTTTTGTATTTGACCAGTCATTACCCAGTGGGTATGTGGTATAGTAGCACTGCGTATACCTCTACTATACAAAGGTGCAAACTGTGTAATCCAAGTATCTAAATTTTTCTGTGTTGGTGGTACAGTAGTGTTGTTAAATGTCGCACTTAATTGTACTCCGGTTTCTTTCTGGAGTATTAGCGCATTTTCAATTAAGTCTCCTATATCATTTACAAATAAGTCGCCCATTGCATCTTGTAAAAAAGGTGCGATACGACATGTAAAATACACATCATATATTAGATCACGATGATCCTTTATGAATTTTACTAAGACATTAAATTGATTCTGGTTTAATTTTGGGTTTAGCGGAATGCTGAACATCGTTAATTAATTCTTCTACCATTAGTTTATCAGTGACATTTGGAATATCATACTTGGGAAGGTTATTTTGTTGTTCTAATAGTCCATTAGAAACTGCTTCTCCAATTTTTGCCATACCTTCACTTAAACGTTGTGTATATTGTAGTGTACGAGCAAGTGTTGCAACTTGTGCTTCGTCATCCATCATAGCAATGCTATCTAAATTACCAGTTCCAATTCTGCCTGAACTCATCATATCCATTGCGGCTTGTTTTGACATACGTGCAATCCAATATTCACGTTCTTCTTCTTCATCATAACCATATGCTTTTTGCAATAGCGTATTGTCGTCTTTTGCAATCTCTTTAGCTAATTCCATAAACGTAACAACTTCTTCAGCAGCTTGTTTAATTTTTCGATCCCAAACATCAATATCATGTTGCATTGATTCAATGTCTACTAAAATTAATTCTTTCTCCAGTTCTTCATCTGTTTCATCATGTCGCTTTTGTGCAATTTTAATTTCAACTCTTTTACGTTTGAGTTTATTTTTCATATCAAAATAACTCTGATGTCTTGCTTCTAGTTCCAGCAAGCATTGTTTTAACATTCGATATGGTGTCAATTGACTATTTGCAACGAAAAATTTACTTTGAAATGTACTCTGTCCACTGTTTAAATTTAACGCACCAGATAGTATTTCTTTTTCTTTTTCATTAAAATTAAAGTTATTTTCAAAGTCAGAGTCTGGTTTAATTACTGGGTATTCTTCCATATTTTCCTCCTTTTAAAAATTTAGTTTATTTCCGTAACGTGGATTATTTATATCCCACATTTTTTTACCGTCCTCGTCATAGAAGATTCTTGCACCATGCTCGTCTTGTGTTCCCATCTCTGCACTTTGAAATGCAGGAACCATGATACCAAAATACTCCTCGTACAATAAATTCATATCCCACACTGTATTTGCAATTTCGAACTTTTTAAGCAATGTTTGATATTTGACTAGTTCTGTACTTAGACGATCCTGATACTCTTCAGCCTTCTGTAGTATTTTAACAGCTAGAGCTGTTTTGTCAAGACTTTTTTGTGTTGACAAGTAATCTAAAAATGGAGTAACATGATCTGGATCTGCTCCATATGTTAGCCATTCTCTAGCTTCATGTTTTTGTATTTCCCAACTTGCTTGTTCAAGTTCAGTAGTATTACGTATACGTGCAAATCTAAAATTGTATTCTGTTTCAATAATCTCTTTGGCAAACTTATACATAAATGCAACAATATGATCACGAATTTCGTCAGTTATTGTAAACTGTATTTTTTCGCTTTCTGGTATGCCAACTGTTTCGTGCATCATACTTTCAGGATTCATAATCTTAACTGTATCACGTACTTCACTAAAAAATAAACTACCAAATTTTGCTTCATCTTCTGTTACTTCTTCGTAACCCACTGGGATAAGTGGATAGATTGTATCAAACAATGGCTCTGCTATCTCAACACAGCTTAAATCAAAAAGTGTGTATAAGTCTCTGCAATACATTGTTGCATCTGCACCACTCATACTAAAGTATGGACGTAGTGGTTCTGTTTTTGTAATAATATATTTCATCGTATTTTTCCTAGAATGATGTGTTTAGAGCAGTAATAGTAGCAGCACCAGTGCTACATGCACCACTACTCTGACCATAATGTCCTTTTGGTTGTGCGGCCGCTCCTAATGTTGTTTGTGTATCTGAACTATAACTTTGTCTAATAGTGTGATTGTTTTGCTGACCATCATAATGACCTAAGCAATATCCATTATCTTGTCCATCACAATAATTAGCTTCTCCATAGGCACGTACTTTATTAAAAGTACTTATCGTTGCTCCAGATGTTTGATTTAATTTAGCAATAGGAGAGGATACATTACTACCAGGACTAAAGTAAAAATGTCCTTTTTTACTGCCCAGCATTTTACACTGATAGTCTCTACCAGTCCAACCGCCCCAACCACCAGTACTGTAAGAGTCATTGCTGAATGTCATAACAGAATAAAAATCTTGACTATTAACCCATGCTTTGGTTTCTCCATATGAGCTATCTCCTCGTCCACTAGTACCACTTGCAGTTGTAGTATACATTACTTCTGTTGGAAAATGCATCTTTTGCGTACTGGTATCTCCGCCACCTGTATAATATCCGTCCTGTCCAATAATATTTTGTGTTGCACAGCCATCCAACTTTGGTACACTCATACGCATACCACCAACATCTCCCCCATATCCAGCACTACCATAATCTAGTCCTTGATTTTTAGGATCATTTCCTTCATATCCGTATGTTACACCAACAGAGGAAAATCCATCAAGGCTAAATGTTCTAATTGTTCCTGTATGTAAACTATAACTGCACACTACACTTGTAGTAACATTAAAACCGCCGCCATCGCCTGACCCGCCTCCTGCAATAATATATGCAGCATAGTCACTCCAAAATCCGTTTGTATATCCTTGTGTGTAAGCAATTTGTTCACCGCAATATCTAGTTGTTTCTGTACTAAACCAAATCTGATTTACTGTACGCCAAGGATTACTTCCTTTGTAACCACCAGCTAGAAATCCATGTGTATATATTGTTCTAAATTCCCAACTATTGTTATTAATTTGACCAGCAGTTGCCGTATTACCTGGATATACCCAAAAAGATCCGCCAACACCATCACTTGCTAGATAACTTCCTTGATCAGGATTAGCTGTTGCTTCTATGTTTGCTTGTGTTGTACTGCTAATTTTAAAAGCCATCTGGACCCTCTATGCTAGTTGCGCTGTAATTGTTGCGGCACCAGTGCTACATGCACCACTACTTTGGCCATAGTGACCTTTTGGCTGAGCGGCTGCAGGTAACGTTACTTCTGTATCTGAACTATAACTTTGTCTTATTGTATGATTATTTTGCTGACCATCGTAATGGCCCATACAGTATCCGTTATCTTGTCCGTCCTCATAGTTTGCTTCACCGTATGCTCTTACTTTATTAAACGTACTAATTCTTGATCCAGTACTATCATTAAATTTTGCTTTTGGTAATGTAACGTTGGCACCATCTTCACTATAAAAATGTCCTTTTTTACTACCCAGCATTTTACTGTGTACATCAGTAGTATTTCTACTCCATCCACCACTTGTCCAAGAATCATTACTAAATGTTAAGTATGCTGTGTTTGCAGCAAATGCAAACCATCCACGTGTTTGGCCGTAACTAGCATCTCCTCTACCAGTAAATGCAGCGGCAGTTGTAACGTACATTACTTCTGTTGGAAAATGTAATTTTTGCGTACTTGTATCGTTGCCTCCACTTACGTATCCGTCCTGTCCAATAATATTTTGTGTGGCTGGAGGATCCAGTTTAGCTACGGACATTTTCATACCACCAACATCTCCTTGATATCCAGCAGTACCATAGTCTAGGCCTTCGTTTTTAGGATCATTTCCTTGATATCCATATGCAACACCGTCTGATGAAAATCCATCAGCAGTAAAGGTTCTTATAGTACCATTATGTAAACTATAACTACATACAATATCAGTTGCGTTATTGAACCCAGCACCTGCTATACAATATGCATGTTGATCACTCCACATTCCATTTGTATATCCTTGTGTAAATGCAATTTGTTCTCCGCAATACATAGTAACTTCAGTTGCATGCCATGTTTTATTAACTGTACGCCACGGGTTACTTCCTTTATATCCAGCGGCTAAAAATCCATGTGTATATACACTGCGATATTCCCAACTACTGCCATTAATCTGTGTTGCGCTTTGTGTTCCGCCTAGATAACTCCAATATGCTGTACCATCTCCTGCTGAAACTAGATAGCTACCTCTGTCAGCACTTGCTGTGGCTGGAATATTTGCTTGTGTTGTGCTACCAACTTTGAACGCCATTATTTGTTTCCTTTTAATTCATCTACTTGTTGTTGTAGATCTTTTACTGCTTCAACCAATAGTGCAATAACACCTTGATAGTTGACTGATTTGGTACCCATTTCGTCATTTGCAGTATGCACTAATTGAGGTAGAACTTCTTCTACTTGTTGTGCAATAAATCCGATTTGGTTTTCTTTATCATCTTTTGTATATAATTTTCCACTTAACCCTGCTATTAACTGTCTTGGATTATCTATTGTTCTAATATCACTCTTGAGTCTTTCATCAGAGTTTGTAATTACGTCACCACCACTAACAATATCCCCAACCGCTGTAAGAGTACCGCCCTGCCAAGTATTACCGTTATTACCGTTAACTGACCACTTAGTATTATCACTTCCTACAAAAACAAACTCGTTGGGATTAGAAGAGTTACTCCAGATATCGCCAGGACCACCATTTCCATTTGTTCCGTATCTTGCTCCACTATTACCTGCCCAAAACAGACCCCATGTTGCAGGATTATTTGCAACACTAAACATATAAGAACTACGATCATAATCTAATCTAAATGGGCTGTTAAGTTGTCCATCTGTATTTGATGCAGATGTATATCCACTAAAAAATCCACCTGCAAGATTATGTAAAGCACCGTCATTTTTTAGTTCTAGTTTTTCTACAGCTGCATTTGTGGTGTCTCTTACTGCAAATTTCATATCCGATGGGGCATATGCCCAACTTGGACGGTCAACTTTAATGTATGCAACTTCACTATCTGATTCTTGACTCCATCTAATACCTACTGATTGACTATGATCTCCAGTTGTTTGTTGACTTGCTTGTAGCCTAATGGAACCATCTTTAATGTGTAATTTATTAGTTGGTGTAAAGTAGTTGCCAGCATTATCACCTAATCCTAATTTGCCATCGCTAGTAAGATTTAACTGATGATCCCAACCACTACCATTCCAGTTCCAGAATTTATGTCCTCCACTTGAGCCTACTCCACTTGCAACATAATGTATATCGCCTTCCCAAACACCTCCTTGTGTTTCTCCAAACATATTAATACTATTACCACTGCTACTGTTGTTAGCATTATTGGCAATTCTTAGGTTTTGGTTGTCTACGCCTGTGCTTACGTAGGGTGTAGGATAAGTTAGTAGCATGTTGCCGTACAATGTTAAATTGCCGCTCATTGTATCTGCTGTGTCACTACGTAAAAATTGTAAACTATCTAGTCCATCTAGTGTATCAGCATCAACATTAAGACCGTCTATTACACTTTTTGTAATACGTGCGTCTGCTCTAGCATCAGTATAATATAAGTTTGTACCTTCAGCTAAATCACTTGTTGACTTACTACTTAAATCTAAATTTGCACCAACTTGTAGTGCAATACGTGCATCTGCTCTAGCATCAGTAAAGTAAAGATTTGTTGATCCTTCACTTAGATCATCTGTATTTGCCGCGGCTATACGTGCATCTGCTCTAGCATCGGTATAGTATAAGTTAGTTCCTTCGCTTAGATCGCTAGTAGATTTAGTAGCAATCCAAGTGTCTGCTGTACTAGTGAAATCTGCTATAGCTAGTTTAGTTGCAATGCTATTTGTTATTGTAGTTGCGAAGTTGGGGTCATCTCCCAAAGCTGCTGCTAATTCATTAAGTGTATCCAATGTAGTAGGTGCGCTATCTGTGATCGATGCAATAATATTAGTTGCTGTATCGTATCCGTTATTACTTAAATAAGCCCCAACATCTGTATCAGTATATCCTGGTTGTCCGTCTAGTGTTAGCGTACCAGCCGCATCGTCATATGTGGCAGTAATATTATTTCCACCTACTACTAAAGCCGCTACCCGATCATCAACTCGTTCATTAGTAAAATATAAATTAGAACCTTCAGTTAGATCTGCTGTGGTTGCGGCCGCTATACGTGCATCTGCACGTGCATCTGTAAAGAATAAGTTTGTTGTTCCCTCAGTTAAGTCATCGCTATTTGCAGCCCCAGCCTGTTGCCAAGCACTGCCGTCCCAGATGTACAAAATATCTGTATCAGTGGCAAATGCCTGATCGCCAGCATTGTTTCCTGTTAATGGTAAGTATGTGCTATCATCATAAACATTAACCTTAGCGATTACTGCACTTCCATCTTCAACTACTAGTTCTGCTGTACCTGCTACTTCACGGATCTTGTTTTCAAAACTAGGTGTGTTTTCCACATAAGTTGCCAAATCCTGTGGCACAAATCTGTTTGTAGTGTTGTCATAAACAAGACACATCTGATTAACAAGACTTGGAATAGGTCTTAGTTCAACAGGAGTTCTGTGTCCTTCCTGTGTATGCTGGAAGTAAATTACATAATTACCATTAATATTTGTTTCTAATGCTAAATCCTTTACAGTAATTTCACCACGCATTGCGCTGTGATTACCGCACTGGTAATAAAGCGTATCTGGCGCATTAGCAGGAACAGTAAATGTTACACTGCCTGAATCACTACGTGAGCCTGTAACTCCAGTTGTGTATTCACCAAAATATTGACCAGCACTAAAGTTAGTTCCGTTATCTGTTGTTAAGTAAAAAGGATGTCCTGTTGCACTTACATTAAATGTATACGTACCACCGCGGTATATTGGACCTATGTTTGGATTGTCTCCCTTTGCACTTCCGCTAAATGTATATGCACCTGCACTGTTGTTTGTTACAGTGTATGCTACACTTGGATTATTTAAAGTTGGCGGAGTAATTGTTGCAGGAACACTTACAGTTATACGTTGTACGTCTGTTGCATTACCGCTGTTTATATCTGGATGTGTGTCACTTATAGGACCAGCACTGGTTGCCCAGGACACCAAGTTGTCTGTACCTGCTCCGTCTATCCATTTTAAATACAGACTATGTGTTTGTGTCATACTGCCGTGTATGTCGTATGCTGCAAAGTTATTGACTACATATGTACCTTCTTTGTATAGTGGCACTTGAAGTTCGTTAGAATTAGTAATAGTACGTCTTGCATAAGGAAGGGTACTTTGTTCCCAAGTCCACTTCCACATTGTGTCTTGACCCATGTCAGGGGCGTCAACTTGTATCTCTAGTGTTTCTGGAGCAATTGCTAAATTAACTTGTGGTGCTTCTGCTCCGCCAATTGTACTACCAGTAGGTAATTCTACTTTTGTTCCTGTGCTGGTAATATCAGCATCGCCAATGTGTAATGTATTTGATCCCAAATACAAGTCTCTAATTTTATTTGATGCACTACCAATGTCATATGTATCATTTGTGTCGGGTAAAATGTGTCCGCTTATATTACCAAGTTTTGTTTGTACTCTTGCATCTGTATAATATAAATTTGTAGTACCTTCAGTAATATCATCTGTATTACCGCCCAGTGTACCAAGCGTCATATATTCTGCTTGACCGTGTAACATAACCTGTATAACATCATTTAAAGCTGGTGCTGTTACAAATGTTACATCGCCATTTGCAAAACTATAGTCAGAGGTTTCTTTAAGTAAAACACCGTTTACATATACAAATGCACTTACATTACTGCCTACACCTGTACTAAAAACTGTTGTTGTGTTATCGCCAGTAAAGTCACGCATTGTAAATGCGGCTTGATCGCCACCAGTAGTACTGATCCATTCAGTACCTGTCCATATAAACAGTTCAGCATTTGTACCACTGTCGAACCAAAGGTCTCCGCTTTGTGGTGTACTGGGTGCAGCGTCACTAAATGTTACTGCGGCTAAGTCAGCAAACTCTACAGCGTTTTCTGCTGTGTTTACTTGTACAACTTTTCCTGCTTGTCCAGTAAAACTATTTGGAGTAACATCAGTTAAGCCTAAAAAGTTGGTAGATATTGTTGTGAATGATAAGTTGCCAGCACCGTCAGTTTTAATGACTTGCTCTGCTGTTCCATCTGCTGTTGGAAGTGTGTAAGCACTGTCTATTTGAACAGCACCTACTAAATTACTGATATGTGCATTCGCAAACTTACTAGTTGCGTGACCTAAATCTTGGTCGTTATGCGTCTGTGGTACCAGACCACTTTTGACTATGAATGGTTTATTATTTGCCACGGTTCACTTTCCCCTATAACAATTGTTATATGTATTTATTAAGAAGCGTTACCTGACATAGCACTATGTTGACCATTTGTATTAGCCACTGTATCTCCAAAGTCTGTAGCATTACCTGGTGTTGCTATAGTTATTTTAACTATAGAATTATCTGCCGTGTTTTGATAACCATTTGCAAAAATACCTGTAATACCGTCTGTGGTTGCACCTTGTCTTTCTTTAGCTACAGTAAGATCTCCAAAATCACTAGAATTACCTGGAGTTTGTATAGTTATTTTGGTTATAGCATCTGTTGCATTATATGTAGTGTCGAACATTCCACCTGCAATTACACCTATAGTATTATTACTAACAACGCCTGTTGATGGTGCATATGAGCCATCGCCATTATGTAAATCTCCAAAGTCTTGTGCATTTCCAGGAGTAGCCATAGTTATATAATCTATAACATTTGTATAGCCTCCTGAAGTAAGTCCACTTATAAACACGCCTCTGGTATCATCATTAGTAGATCCACCTGAGTGTTTAGCCTGTGTCATATCTCCAAAGTCGACACTATCTCCTGTAGTATCAGCAGTTACATAATCTATAAAGTTATTACCGTTATTATAACTTCCTGACGCTGTTCCCCCTTGGCCACCTGCCCATATAACTTTAGTTCCATCAGCAACACAATAGCTAACGCTTGTTCTATTAGCCCTATTACCAAAGCTACTAGCATTACCTAATGTAGCACATGTAAAATACTCTAAACCAGTTGACCAACCCGGAGGATAACTTTGTCCTGAAATAGTACCATAGTTAGTTATTCCTCTAGTCTTATTACCACCACTTGTATGACTTTCAATAGCTGTAACTAAATCACCAAAATTGCTAGCATTGCCAGGACTTTGTATATTTAAATATTCAATGTTAGTTGATCGAGCGCCGTTTGCATTACCACCAATTAAAAAGCCTCTAGTTCCACCCCAAGCTAAACTAGAGCTACCGCCACCGCCACCGCTACTGATTACAGTAAGTGACTCAGTTAGTGTAGGTGTAGTTATAGTGTCATTGTAAGTACCACTATTGTAATTAGTTGTCTGAAATTGTCCACCTATTGAAGTAACAGTACTATAACTAGCATAATTTACATCTGTTGCGCCATATGTGTAATCAGTTCCTGTGCTTGAACTTTCACTAATTATTAGTTGTCCAAATGTTCCCGCTGTTATAGTAGAAGGAAATTTTATAATTGTATTCTCATAAGTTCCAGAAGCATTTCCATTAGGACTTATTATCATTATAAGATTACCATCTCTGTTTACTTGTAGGCCTCGCTGATGCGAAGTTTCAAATCTCCAAGCAGCACCATTACTAGCAGTGCCAGTAAAATCTAGTTCATATACATTTTCTGTAGATCCATCGCTTGAATCTATTTTTCTCATCCATAGATTGTAATGTGTGTAATTTGCATTGTTCGTGTCACCAGTAAAGTATATATTATCACTTCCATCAACTGCCATGTTTATCGCAGCTTTACCGAACTGTTGATCGTATCTTTTTTTCCAGATGAAATTTCCATTAGTATCATCTAGTTTCATAAGAGTTGCATAATTATCTTGACCTGCGCCTTGATTATCTGTATATCCTCCGACTATCAAATTACCATCAGATGTTTTTGCTAACATATTACCCACATCATAATGCGTTCCACCAGATCCCATTCCGTATTCTTTGACCCAAGTATATGTAGGCGAACCTGTTGCGCCTGGGATATTCATTTTTGCTATAACACAATGAGGACCTTGAGCACCGTACACTGTATCATATTGAGTCCAGCCAATATACATATCAGTACCATCAACCAGTATATCTGTAGGTGCGTTACTGGTGTCTACATTAGATGGTAGATACCATACTCCACTCAGTGCTCCTGATGAATCTACTTTAAACAATGTTACAGTTTGTGAACTATTACCTGTAACTGACGCACTGTTAGATCCAACCATCCAAAGATTTCCGTAAGAATCTATTTCAATTTGATTAGTATATGTGGTATTTCCACTACTGGAAATATTATTATATCTTAGAATTTTAGACCACTGCCTAGCTCCGGCATCATTGAATTTTGCAATATATAAACATTGGGGATCATAAGTTCCGCCTGCCGCTTGCAAGTTTTCTCCATATCCATAATCAGAACCTGCTACATATACATTATTAGAATCATCAGTTACAACATCTTCAGACCTTAAATAATAACTTCCATATTCTTTTGCCCATTGGAAAGCACCTGATTCATTATATTTTGTTAACCATCCACCTTTACTATAAACTTCACCAGTGACATAGTAAGACTTATCTGCTGCTTGTGTAATTTTATTAGCAGGAAGAGATACATTAGCTGTGTTAGATTGGTTTACTGTGCCTGTACCAGCTGCCACGGCCCAATCGGTAGTAAAGTTAATAAATCCGTCAGCACTTGCGCTGCCGCCGCCAGATCCGCTAGTCCCTAGTGTATACTTCCACATTCCGTATTGACCGCTTGGAGTTCTTAGACCTGAAATATAGAAATCAGTATCATTTACAAGAACCATATGTTGGAATTCAGCAAAATTATTAGATGCACCAATGGTTAGACTTGAAGTTTTTGTTGCTGTGCTTAAATCATATGGTGTTGAAAGATTCCATTGATGAAGTTCTGGGTCAGCACCACCACTTGGATTAAAACCTACATAGAGCCTTGTTCCTGTTGAATTCATTTGAATTCCGTATTGTGCACCGTTTCCTAAAGCGGTAGTTAAATCTATTTCATTAGAACTACCGACCACTGAAGCAGTTGAAAGATCTCCTGCAGTCGAAACATTATATTCTCTAAGTATTCCACCAGAGCTCTGTTGCATAAGATACAGCTTTGCTCCACTATTAGCATAGGTTCCGTTAGTCCATTCTCTATAAGAAGGATCATTATTAATCGTTGCTGAAGGTGTATTTGATGCTACACTAGATACATCATAAGGTGTATTTAAATCATATTGTTTACAAGCCGGATTACCATTATTTTCAAAGATAAGTATCTTTGTTCCATCATGATTGAATATAAAACTTTTAGGGACTACAATAATGTTGGAATTGGTGTATGTTGATGCATTTGAAGTAGTTGTTGGATCGTAGTTAGTACCTAAATCATATGTAATAATTTCATCATAAGATCCAGCATTGTTCTCCGGAAGATAAAGTTTTGATCCATCATTATTAAATTCGAACCAGTAAGCATTAGTATGTTTAGCGTCTATAGCACTAAATTGTATAAGAGATCCTGTGCTACCAGTTGCGCTATCAACATCACCTGACCCACTATTTGCAGGAGTTAAATCTTTAAACACTAGATATTCTGCTCCAGTACTATTATTTTCTTCATAAGCAACTAGTTTACCGTTTTTAATATCCCAACTGTATCCAAAATATGTGTTGGTTGCATCAGCATTACCGTGTTCTTTAAATGCTTCGATATTTTCTACATGTGTACTATCGGACAGTTTATACTTCATAATTCTACCAACATTATTTTTACTATCTACTACATAGCCACTATCGGATGTGTATATAAAGTCGCCGTCTCTTACTAGTTTATAACCTGGGTAAGCGTTACCCTCAGTAATTTGATCGCTACTTAATTCAGTAAAATTGTTTGTTATATCTAATGCTTTTATATATGCTGCATAATTTGGTGTAACTTGGGTACTATTAGTTTTTGTATATAGGAATCTATCTCCATCCAAAACGTTATTAGTTGATGAATTGTTTTGAGGATAAAATTGTTCGTTCAGTGTTAGATTTTGGCTCCAGCTTCCACTACTATAGTCCCACACACTTAGGGTTCCATAATATGTACTTGCAAAACGATTATTTTCTATTGTTAATCCGTTACCAAAACCTCTTTGTGGGAATGTTCCACTGTTAGGTACAGGTTGCCATGGTGTAGCATTTGGGTTTGGATTTTCTATAAATTGGTATGTCCAATTAGCAGGATCTGCATCTGAAATATCATATGCTACTACTGCTCCGGCTTCAGCAGTACCGCCAACATTATGTTTACTGGCTCCTACTAATAACCAATTTGCATTACATACCATTTCTGAAGCACCAAACTGTGTTCCTGCTGCAGGATAAGCTGGTGCACCTGCTCCACTAAGTTGTGTAGGCATATCAAATGTTCGTGCATGTGACATATCACTAAGTTTAATTACAACAATATAACCTCCATTATTGTAATTATTTCCTGTGCTACCATCATAAGAAAGTGGTGCTGATATAAATGCATAATCATCATTTATAGCTGTATTATACCCAAAGCCCATATAGTGGTATTTGCTTGTACCACTTGCTGTTGATGTGTAAGCATTTAAACTACCATCGTCAGGTGCAGTACCATCAAGTATACTGTTCCAGGATTTCATTTCCTGTCCGTCACTGTTGCGGTAAATCCAGGCCCATCCAGGATTGTTTACATTTTGTCCATTATGGACAATATCCATTCCTGGATCTCCAACTACAGTATAAGTTCCGTTTGTACTTAAACGCTCCATGTGACCCCAGTCATTACTTGTAGATGATCCCCAAATATTACTTGGCAATGCTGGTGTAACTTGTATAGATGCACCTCCGCCTCCACTGCTGGGAGTTGTACTGCTATCTGTTATTGTAATAGCAATATTTCCTGCACCGTTATCTAATGTCAATGTAAGAGTTTCATTGCCCTCAGTTGTTGTATCTTCAGCAAGTGTAAATGTTGCTGTTGCAGTGTTACTGGCGATTGTAAAGTTACCAGTAAGTGTACCTGCTGTTAAATCATTTGCATCGACACCTGTTACTGTATATGCTATATTAGTAGCATCAGGTACATCAGTTGTTGTAAGTGTAATTACAACACTTGCACCTTCATTAATTGTAGTGTTATCTGCACTCAATGTGTATGTTGGGTCTAAACTTGTATCGCCAATTGTTACTGCGGAACTTGCAAGTCCATTATCAAGTGCAAGTGTAAGTGTTTCTGCACCCTCTGTTGTTGCGTCTGCTGATAAAGTAAATGCATTTGTAGCAGTATTATTGTTGACTGTAAAGTTACCAGTCAAACTACCTACACTTAGGTCAGCACTTTGTATACCTGTAATAGTATAAGGCACCGCTGTTCCGTTTGATACTTGTGTTGTTGTAAGTGTAAATGTTACGGCATCACCTTCGTTAATACTTGCACTGCTACTGCCAAGAGCAAATGTTGGTTCTGGTGTAAGTGCATTACGGCTAAATTTAAAGTTTGTATTATTTGTACTTGCTGGTGTGGCAAGTAAGCGTACACTATTACTGTTGACATCTACATCATAACTTGCTAATGGATTAGCACCAGTGTGTATTGTTCCATACTCTGTTGCAAATGCTGATGTGCCGTTATGAACAACCATAAGTTCACTTATGTGATATTCACTACTTACAACATCAATTGCTTGCAACATATATTTTGCAGTGCGGTACTCAGTTATACTCCAGTTATCTAATGCTACTTGTGTTGTAGCAGTTGTTGTTACTTCACCTGTAATTGTTGCTTGTAGTCCTAGTTCTAGCCCACCATTAAAGTTGATGTTGCCAGTACCGTCTATTGTCATTCTTTCTACACCAGCAGTGTAAAATCTTAGTGTATCATCATCAGCACTTTGTTCTGCTTCAATATATGTGTCTTGGTCTACATCTTTTACACCACCTAGTGATCCCCATGCACCACCATCATATCCTTCAAATGTACTATCGTCTGTATTATAGCGGATCATACCTTGTGCTAAACTACCTGGACGTTCGGCAGTTGTTCCTACTGGTACAACAATTGCACCAGTACTGTCAAAACTAACATTTTGGTCACTACCAACTGTTACTGCAAGCGAACCACCAGTGTACATTTTTAATGTATCTGCATCGGTTGTTTCTTCTGCTGTTATATAAGTGTCTTGGTCGACATCAATGAGGCCGCCAAGACCACTCCAGTTTGCTCCGTCATACCCTTCAAACTGACTTGTGTCAGTATTGTAGCGCATGTGACCTTGTAACGCTGATGGGCGGTCTGCTGTTCCACCCACAGGTATTTTAATTGCAGTGTTTCCACTGAATGTTGCATCGCTGAATAATACACTTCCTGGTGTTCCAGAAAATACTTCGCCTGTGTTTGTGGCATCAGGAATATAAGTTAATTGACCTGTGCCATTATCAAATCCAAAAAATCCTACTTTTGCGTTAGCACCATCGTGCCAACGAAATTCTATACCTCTGTCTTTATTATCATCACTTATTGGTGCAGTGTCGCCTCCAAGTGTAAAAACAGGATCATCAACTGTAATAGTTGTACTATTAACAGTTGTAGTTGTTCCATTTACAATTAAGTTGCCGGGGATTGTTAAGTTGCTTACTGTAAGCCATTGTGCATTGGCTACATCATATTGCAGTAGATCTCCGTTTTCTGCAATATCATTAGCATCTAAAACTAAATCATCAAAATTAAAATTAACATCAAATGTGTTAAAGGCCGGGCCCATATATGCCATTACGATAACTCCAGTACACTGGCGACAGCATCACAGTTAGCACTGCTTGCAGTTGCTTGTAAACTATCATTGGGCTCCAAGTTTATAGGTTTATCTACGCTAAGTGTAGTGTTGGGAGGCACTGGCACTGCGTCTAATATTTTCCTACTTGTTCCGCTACTACTGTCTACTAATTCTAATGTTACATTTACGTTTGCACTACCATGTGTATTTGCAAAAAACATTCCATGTATTACACTACTGTTAAGTGCACCACCACATGTATAAACTGTGGTTGCGCTTGTTCCTACTGCGGTGTGTGCGTTTTTAAAACTACTCGCCATTCATTTAACTCCCAAGTGCAATCGCGAACGCAATTGCATCTCCTTCACTTATGCCACTACCAGCACTTGCAGTATTATCTGTTCCTGGTACCCATTGAGAACCGTCCCATTTTAATACTTGACCTACGTTAGGTGCTGTGTTACTTACATCGGTTAAATCACCAATTGCTGTTGCACCACCGCCACCGCCACCACTTACGAACTCGGTCCAGTTTCCTGCGGCATTAGGCATATCTCCAGTAGATGTATTTCTTTGTTCTCCAACTAGCAGACTGTATTTGTAAAATTTATTACCTGTAACACTACCATATGTGTTTTTAACATAAACAAGCATACCTTCTTGTAAACGTTGGCCTGTAATATCAGTTAACTGATCTCCAGAATCTCCACTTATATAACGTAACCCACCACGTATTTCTGTATCAAGTACAATAGGATGGTCACCACTAGGGCTCCAAGTACCTGTCCATGCGTTTCTGGTTAAACCATTATAATCTGCCATGTTATGTTATCCTCACATAAGTTTGTCCTGGCTGAAGCGTTATTCCATAGAGTGTATAACTCTCGCCGTTGTAACCACTAGGGGCTGTCGTAGGTTCTAAATTTAATGTGTTACCTGATGTAACATTTGTATCACTTAACAATGCACTGCTGGGTCCTGTTTGAAATACAGTTGGTTGACTAACAGTAGTTCTAACACCAAACCAAAATGCTCTTGGATTTGCATCAGTGTTGTCGATTGTTGTATTAATACTATTTGCTTGATTTCCTAGCTCTGTTACGTCTGCATGAAAATCATTACTGTCTACTACTTCACTATTTGTTGGTACTGTAGTTACGTCAGCAGTCCATACATAAAAACTAGGATATGTAAAACTTGCATTTATACTACTGTCAGATGCTGTATCTGTTACAGTATAACTGGTTCCCACTACCCCTACAGGTCTAGTAAACACTGTGCTTACATCTACACTTCTACCTGTGTTGTTGTCTTTATGTATTGCATCTGTAAATGTAAATGTACCACTTCCGTTTGCATTACTTACTGTACCACCAGTAGGTGTTACTGTACTAGCCGCATTATTGTTATCATCTAGTCCTGTAATATTGATTGTGTAGTTTACTGTTGTGTATGTTTCTAAAAAGTTTTTACCCGATAAATTACCGAAATTTGCCGTTACGTTTGCATTTTGCCAACTATAACTAATACCATCTGTATCTGTCCACGTGGCACTTTGATCATCTGCAAATCCTATTGTAGCACTTGCACTACCACCTGTTAAACCATTTCCGTTACTATAGATAGTTGCTGTTGAGTTTGTTGTAAATGTTTGTGTCCAATCAACACCACCTGCTGGTGTAACGTTAGGACCACTTGTTGTGTAATCTGCAAGTGTTGTGTAAACACCAGTTGCACTTGTAATTGATTCTACACTTGCAATCCATCTATCTGTAAAGTCTGTAGGGTTATCTACTGATACACTAAATTGTGTAGCAGGCTCGTCCCATTTTAAACTTTGTCCACTTGCACTAACTACTGGACTAAAGTTTGCAAGTTCTACTTCTAGTTTATTGTCATTATTAATTGCAACACTTCTAACAGTATATGTAGTACCTGTTTCTAACCATTGCTCACTAACTCTTAATTCGTTATTGGCTCCTGATGTTACCCATTGGATCTTTTCTCCAACTATTGTGCTTGGAACAAATGCAGTGCCGTTCCATTCTAACACTTGTCCAGTTGTTATGCCAGTTGTATTAACATCACTTAAACTACCTATTACATTATCTTCTAGAGCACCTAAACTTAGCCAATCAGTACCATCGTATCCTTCAAATATATTATTTGTACTATTAAAACGTAGCTCCCCACCAGCCAAAGTGCTAGTACGTTGTGCAGTTGTGCCCGCAGGAAGTTTGATACTTCCTGTAATATCAAAGTTGATATCACTTGTACTAGTGTTTACCTTGTTAAACTGATGATCTAAGTTAATTGCCATTTGTATTAATTACCTTGTTTTATGTATTTATGCTCTTACTTTCTTATTGTGACGCCTGGCAAGTCAATTGTATTAGTATATACATTTGACGTACGAAATGGCATGCTTAAAAACTTATTACTGCTTCCTTGTCCGCTTTTGTATGTTGTATAATCTGTTTCTGTATTACCGCTATTGCTATCAAAACTTGCAGCTTCTGCACCTATTTCAGTGTCAACAGCATTAGATCTCAAGTATGCTAACATACCAGTATTGTTAATCCAAGGACGCATTGCTGCGACACATGCCGCATATCCACAAACCTGTGGGCTTGCCATACTTGTGCCACTATAATATGCTAAACTGTTGTTGCCATATCGTGTACTTGTAGTGCTTCTTGTTGCTGGAATGCTACTTAAAATATAACTGCCCGGTGCCCAAATATCTACTCTTGTTCCACAGCTACTACTATTTCTTTTTGCTACTGTGTATCCGTTTGCACTAACACTACGTGAGCTAATTTCACAGTTACCTACGCTTATTACACCGGTAGCCGCTGTTGGGCTACTGCCTCTGTGATAATATCTATTAGCACCACTCCAGTAATCTCCACTATACCAGTTATCGTATCCTGTTTCGCCTAATCTATATGCTCTGTGATAATCGTTTCCTGCAGCACCTATTACAATTATTCCGTCTGCAACCATTTGTTCTACTTCTGCATCTACACTTGCTACACGTGATGGGTGCCTGTGTCCACTTGGCCAACGATATGCCGCATCTAACATTCCATACTCTTTTCTATGAGTTGTTGGATTACTACTATCGTCCCATGCAGTACCCATATGATTTCCGTACATGCTATTAATGTAAGAACTTGTATATCCCCAACTCATGTTAACAATAGTAGGACGTCTATATCCTGTATTAGGATCTATATTTTTTTGATTATGAAATGCTCTTATTAAATCAAAAGCATGTGTCATACTAATACCACCAGTGCCTAGTCCTGCAAGTTTTTGTGCATAAATTCTTGCTTCACTTGCCCAGCCTTGATATCTACCTGCAGCTGTGCCTGCTACATGTGTACCATGTCCATCAGTATCTGTATAAAAATCACTAGCTTGAGAACCTAATCCGCTGTTACCTGTACCTGCATACCAGTCAATTTCATATACTCTACTACCGTTTTGGTCGTTAGTAAATTCAATATGATCTGGTCTAATACCTGTGTCTTGAATTACAACATCTGCACCTTTGCCCTGTAAAACATATGTTTGATCTACTGTAAGTCCTGTATTTTGAACAAAGTTGTCTCTTATATTACTTGCTTTATAACAGGCATGAGTACCCCATTGTATTTCGTTTTCATAATCTATACTACCTTGCCCATTACTTTTTGTTGTGCCTACCCTACGTCCAAATAATTCTATTTCTACATCGTCTCTTTGCTCAGCGGGTACTTCAACTGCTTCTATTCTGGAGTCATTATTCAGTGCTTGTGCTTCACTATCAGTTAAGTTATAATGAGTATTACGACTGTTTGTTGGCTTTTCATGTATTACATCTACTGTTCTGTCAGGAACAATATTGCTGTCAACATCTGACGCTGTTGATGTATCTCGTGTTAATTCATTATGCAACTCTTGCCAATTTGCATTTGATTTTACTGTTACAACGTATTCTTTTTCACTCATTTTTTTTCCATTCTAAGCCATATATCATATTTATTTTAAGTAGTTGCTCCATAGATTGTGCCACTATTGTTTAAAGTATATGTATTTGAACTATCTTCTACTGCTTTTCCTCCAGCACCACCTTGACACTGGGTAGATGTAAAAGCACCACGGTATCCTTTTCCGCCTGCGGCTCCCCAGCCGCCACCTCCGCCTGATTGACCTGAGTTACCTCCTGCTCCACCGTCTGCTCCAGCTTCGCCGCCACCGCCACCATAAGGGCCATAAGCGGGACTGTGCCTAAGTCCTGGAATCATTCTACCTCCACCTCGTCCTGATGCAGATGTTTGGTCCTCTCCACTAGAAGATACACCAGATCCACCAGCGTAGCCATGAGAGAAATTTTTTGTCCAAGTGTAGTAGCCGCCACTTGAGTGTAAAGATGTAGTAACCCACCAACCTCGTTGGTTTAATTCACCAGCATAACCAAGTCCAGGACCGTTACCACAGTTTGTTCCAACTATACCAAATTCAGAATACTGTGGTCCTTCAGTGGTATAATTAGGCCAACCTGAACCTCTATTATCACTAAAAGAGTTTGGCCCTACTCTGAAACCACCTTCGCCGCCTCCAGCACCGCCGCCACCTCCAGAACAGGTGTTTTGCGGTTCAACGCCAGAAGCACCACCGCCTCCACCGCCGCCGGCTATATAAGCACCTGTGCTATTTGTAATTGTTACCCCACTAACATTGGAGTTTATTTTAATAGCAGGTCCGCCATCAGAACCAGTACCTAAATCTACTGTATTATATCCGGAGTTATATGCACCAACAGTTGGATGCGGTAAATTTTTAATTCTTATACCCGAACCACCTTGTCCACCTTTACCAATAATTTTACCCTCGTTTATAATAGTACAAGGTATGTCAATTGTTAATGCCGCTTTTGATGTGTTATCTGACCAAATCCACATATTTGACGGAATACGTAAAGTACCTCCAGAATCAATAAAGTCACTAGCTGTAATTTCTTTTCTTTGATTTATTCCGTTAATAGTGCCGCCTGATGTTAATTCTACTTCATTAGAAGCACCATAGTATTCACTAATAGCATTCTGTGTACTTACTGCTTTGTTTATCAAACCTCTTACATCTACTTCATTTAATGAACAGGAAGTTCCACTAGTGCCACCGGCCTCTACGTGTATTTGATTAAGACTTAATGGGCCACTTAGAGGTAATGCCATTACACACTACCATAAGCTGTTACATCACCAGTAACTGTTAAATTACCATTGGGATCAAGTTTCATCTTTGTAACTCCACCTGTTTGAAATAATAGATCAACGCCGCTTTCTATAACTCTCCAGTTTCCAAGAACTATACCGCCAGAAGCATCATAAATTACAGCTTTATTGTTTACAACTGTACCTGCAGACGCTCCATCAAGCAACGCAGTTGCAGTATCTGTATATGTGTTAGCATTTGATTCTGCTGTAGTTATATCACTTGTTAGTGCAACTGTACCGTCAATATTATTTTGTAAACTTATTGTATTGCTAGTTACACTATTTTGGAATTGTAAAACTCCACCAACTTCTACAATACTCCAGTTTGTTAAATTGCTTAGTACACCTTGTACAAGTAAATTACCTGTAACTTCCATAGCACTTGTAACATTTACCTGTCCAGTTGGATTAATTATAATATCACTTCCACTTGACAGCGTTGGTGTTCCTGTGCTAGTACTAATGAATTCCTCTGCTGTAACACTGTTTGTAATGACTGCTGAATCAGCAGTCAATCCTGATTCCAAGTTTAGTGCATCTCCAAAAATATCGTCCCATCTTTTGGTTAGTGTGCCTAAACTGTATATTTTGTCTGCGTCAGGAATAATATGACTACTTACATCAGCATTAAATGTAACACTGTCCGTATCTGTATCTCCTGAAATGGTATTACCACCAACAACAATATTGCCCGTAAGCGATACGTTTCCTGCTACATCCAATCCTTGTTCAAAATTTGTACTCATATTTTATTCCTTTAACCAAATATCTGATATGTTATAGTTCTAGCCTGACTATTTGTCGTGCTACAACGCCCATAAACTACTACTGGACCACCACTATTATTAGTGTATGGATTTCCATAATTTGTCCAGTTTAGTACTGAACCTTGATAATTGTCGTACCATTGGCTTCCACTGTTAGTATCACTGGACCATCCAAATATTGTTTGTCCATTTTGTACTGTTACAGGAGTATTAAATGATAATGCAGTTTGTGTGCCATTGCCTCCAATAAGTGTACCGCCAGTGATAAATCCACCACCACCACCACTATTAAGCAATCCTCCGTTATCTGTAAGATCGCCTAAGTCCGTTGGTATAGTTGGTTTACCTGTTAAATCTGCCCATGCTCCTGAAAACAAAGTTGGAAGTCCTGTAAGTGAATTATAATCTCCATCAAAATCTGCTCCAAACTTCATAACAACTATTCTACCTACACCGCCACTATTTGATATACCGCCTCTTATATAAACATCTTTAGTAGTACCTGTTGTATTAGCCCATCTTATATGTGCATTTGTTGTGTTTGCAAGTACTGTACTACTAGGATTAAATCCTACCCAACCATCTTGATCCCAAATTTGCATAAAAGTGCTTGTATTACTAGTTGCATGGTCTGCTAGCCATGTAACAACTACTTGGCCATCTTCAACGCCTGTTAAATTTATACTACCTTGTGTAAGTCCTGTCAAAATTACTTCAGGGGCGGCGGCAATAGATGCACCTCCACCTCCACCGCCTGCGTTAGCGGCAACATAATTTTGCACATATAATTCTGATGCTAAACCTGCTGTGTCTGTTGTAATTTGTTGGCTTACATATGCTTGTGTTGCAATTGTACTATCAACACTTATAGTTAAAGTGTTACCACTACCAACTGTGTCTATACCTGTGCCTCCAGCAATAGTTAAAACTTCACTATCTAAATCTATCTCAAGAGTTCCGCCAGTATCTCCTGCAAAATCTAAATTTTCCGCAGTAATTTGTTGATTTACATATGCCTGTGTTGCAAGTGTATCTGTTACATCAGGTAATGTAACTGTATTTCCTGATACGCTGTTAACAAATGTTAATACTCCGCTTGATTCTACAATACTCCAATTAAGTAGATTGCTTAATACACCTTGTACAAGTAAGTTTCCTGTTACTTCTATATCGCTTGTAACGTTAACTTGTCCTGTGGGATTAATTATAATATCACTACCACTACTAAGAGTTGGTGTACCAGTGCTTGTACTAATAAATTCTTCTGCTGTAACACTTGTTGTAACTACTGCACTTGCGGCACTTAGACCGCTTTCTAAGTTAAGTGCATCTCCAAAAATGTTATCCCAACGTTTTGTTATTGTACCCAAGCTATAAGTTTTATCTACGTCTGGAATAATATCACTGCTAACATCTGCATTAAATGTTACATTGTCAGTATTTGCATCTCCTGCTACTGTATTACCACCGACTATTATGTTTCCTGTTAGATTAACATTGCCCTCAACATCTAGCCCTTGTTCAAAATTGGTACTCATCCTCGTCTCCTGTTACCAATATTTATCGAATTAGTCAAAGAAAAAGGAACCCAGGTTGCCCTGGGTTCCGGTCTCCACTGTCATTCTGTGGTAACGTACTTAGCTGAAGCTTAGTGCGTTTGATGTAACTGCGATTTTGTTTAAGTAATCTGCAGCATTACCAAGAGATGAAGCTGTGTTGCTTAGTTCTACATAACCATAACGTGTCATGAAGCTAACAACTGGCTCAAATGTATCAGGATCAAGTACTGTTCCTGAGCTCATTAGCGGTACGTATGGGCAATAGAATGCCGGTGCGTCTGATTCGCTTGAACCTTTGTAACCAACTAGGATGTCGTCGTTGGCTGCATACTGGTTTACATAAACCTTCATGCTGTTGTTTAGAGTACCAACTAGTTTTGTGTTTGTTGGTGCTTCAAAAGGACCTTCAGTTGTACGTGCAAATGCTGATGTTGTAGCACTTTGTAGAACTGTTAGTACTGTTGGGCTAACAACGGCGTAGTTACCTGCACCACGGCGTGTTCTTGCCGCAATGTCGTTAGCTGCTTTGTTGATTAGAACTGCAAGAGCTGCATGCTCGTCACCAACAAATGTTGCTGTACCAGATACTGCATTTTGTGCATATGTTGCACTTGCTGTACCTGCTAGTGTAGTTAGGCTACCAATGATCTCTTGATCGATTTCAGCAGTAATCTCTTGAGCCAATGCGGCCATGATTTCTGCTTCAACGTCTAGACCATGCATAGACTGAGCGTCTTGAGCGGCTTCAAAAGTCCAACGAGCTGATAGCTTGCGTGATTTTGCTTCCACTGTTTGCTTCAGGATTTGGATGCTGAGTTTACGTCCAGCTTCACCTTCTAGTGCTGCTGTACCATCTGCTTTTCCTGTTGCGGCATTACCTGCATAACCGTTTGCAATAGCAAATGGTGATAAAGCTTCATCACCAGCTGTTGCACCAGCTGCAGTTTCTGCGTAACGCACACGTAGTGTGTGGATTTGTCCAACTGGACCAGTCATTGGCTGAACACCAACAAGCTCATTTGCGATGACTGTTGGCATCACACGGCGGATAACTGGAAGGATAACTTTATTAAGCGTAGCAACGTTGCCAGCCATAGTAGCACCAGCAGTTGCACTTTCAGTAAGTGCTCTTTTGGTGTTTTCCATGACAGTATCCATTACTGTCTTTTTGTTACCTGCCAAGCCGTCAGTTAGAGCTTCTTTGGTTGCGTCCCAATTTTCAAATAGGTTTGCCATTATAAGTCTCCTTAATTAATTCCGGCTAACTTTTTCAAGTTAATAATTTCGGCAGTTCCAGTCTCTGACTGGCTTGTAGCTTTATCACCAGTTACCACTTTAGTGTTTTCGGTGAGCTTTGCCTTTTCTTTCTTAGAAACCGTTGCATCTTCTGATAATACATTTGGAAGATACTTGTTGAATGCATCACGTAGTTTTTCTGTTTTTACACTTTCTAGTAATGCGCCCATGATTTCTTTTTGGTCCTTACTTAGAGGAGCCATCATTTCGTTTAAACTTGCTTTGCGATCTGTCATGTCTTTTGCAATCTTTGCTTCACGCTTGGCCTCCATAATAGCTACTTCTTTATCAGTAATGACCTGATTAGCTTCGTCTAATTGAGTTTTATGTTCCTCAATTTGACGAGAGAGTTTAGCAACTTGTGTGCCTTCTGCTAGAGTACTAGTCATAAACTCTGCACTAAATGTTTCAAAGATTTTACGGCCAAATTCGTTTTCTTTGGCTTTCTGAATATCCTCTTTAAGTGTTGTTAATTCACCTGTAAGAGCATTTTCGATAATCTTCTCAACTTTTTCCGCAGCGTTTTTAACAAAAGTTTCTTTAGCTTCAGCAATTACTTTCTTGCCTTCGGTTACCATTTTGACTTTTTGTTCAACTAGTGAACGCTTGTCTTCATGGAATTCGTTTAGCTCTTTAGTTAACTGTTCTAATACAAAATTTTCCAGCTTTCCAAAGTTTGCCTTCTGTGCTTCACGATCCTCTCTGAGTTCTGTGATTTCAGTTTTTAGTGTCTGCATAATAAATGCGTCAAGCAACTTTGCATGTTCCTTTACTGCTTTTTTATAAGCAACTCGGTCTTCTGCAAGTTTAGCTTTATCTTCTGCGAACTCATTAAGTTCAGACTTGATAGTGTCGTTTAACATTGCTTCCATTGCTTCTACGATTTGCGTTTTGTCATTTTCATAACGTCCTGCAAATTCTTCACGTAGTTCAGCAGTAATGTCTTCACGTGCTTCTGCTAATTTAGCATTCCACGCTTCTGTAACACTTTCTTTCACTTCTTCAGACAGTACCTCAGAGCCGAGAATTTTTTCAATATCCATTTAATCTCTCCCTAGGTCTTTAATGAAGTTGAGCACTTCGTTTTTTAAGTGCTTCTGCGCCTTGGTGTCATATCTTACTGCGTCGGCTACGTCCCAAATTTTACTTCCACGTCTGTGGTTCATAATCTGTTCATAAATTGGATCTGGATAAGCATCTGGAGCACTTGGATTAGCTACAATATCCACTGTAATAATCTCAAAATCCGATACGTTTCCACTTCCATCGACATTGCCGCTACCTCTTGAGCTGACACCTAGTCTAACGCCACTTTCTAGTAACGTTTTACAAATATTACCCATAGGGGTGGGTAACATTTTTAGTTTTCCGATTCCGTCATTGCCTTTCATACTCATGTTAGTAATCATATGACTAACACGATCAAGGTTAATGTTTAAATCGTCGGGGTGATCTGCTTCACCTAAAACAGTGTTTCCGTTTTTAATTTTTTCTTGCAGTGAATTTACTGCATTGGAAATTTCACTTACTGGATACACTCGTTGATTCTGGTTTTTCACACCACCCTGAATAAAAATTCCTTCCATGTAAAGACTCTTGCTACCATCTTTCTCCTCAACGGATTCAGTAGTAACATGTGCATTACCTGGTTGGATAACTTCTCTCAGTGGTGTAAACATAGTGCCTTACCCCTTCACCGCACGAGGTTCGCCGGCTTCTTGTGGACCGTCTACACCCATTGGTTTTGCAGCTGGAGCACTACCACCTGACTCTTCTGAACCAGCAATATCAACAGCTTTTCCGCCCATGTCTTCACCTGGACCTACTGGTGATTTTGCAGCACTGTCTGAACCGTCAGCATGACTTACGCTAACTGCTTTCATATCAGCACCTTCTTCTAGTTCTTCTGTTTCTTCTGATGTTTCTTCAGCAACAGGCATTTCCATAGCTTCTTCTGCAGGCATTTCGATTTCCATCTCTTCACCTTCATCTTCAGCTTCGTCGCCCATGTCGTCGCCAGTTAATTCAGCAAAAGCAGCTTTTAGTTCTGCTAGCGCATCGTCAACATTCATCATGGCTTCTTTAGCATCTGCTTCTGCTTCTGCTTCGTCGCCACCTTCGTCAGCAAGTTCTGATGCAAGATCTTCTTCAGCTTCTTCTTCGTCGGCTTCGCCAAACGCTTCTTCTGCTTCAATTTCGTCTGTTGCATCAGCGATATCTTCGATGAAGTCATCTTCTTCGTCGCTAACGTCGATTGTTTCTTCAAGGTCTTCTTCTTCGACCTTATCCTCGTCTTCTTCGATCACGTCTTCTACAGCAGCGTCTTCGTCGATTAAATCAGCGTAAATATTACGTGATTTTTCTACGAAAATGTCGTGTAGTAGATCGGAGGCCTTTTCGGTCTCCTCGTTGATCACCAACTCGAGGACTTGTTCTAGTTTTTGTTTACTATCCATTTGCTTTACTCCTCAATGATGACACAGCAATAATGTTACAAAGTCAATGATATTTAGTAACCAAAGCATTTTACTATGAAAAAAGCATAGAAAAATGCAAAAAGTGGTGTTTTTATGAACTGACCACTGTGCTAAGTATTCTTATTCAGCTGGTTTGCCGTAGATTTTACTGAGATTTTGTTGACGTTCACCGTCTTCTAGCTTGTCTAATTCACGTTTTTTACGTAATTTATTAAGATGTTTGAGCGTTATTCTGGCTCTACGTGTGTCATTTACTTTAAGCGTATTGATGTTATCATCTTCCGCTTCATAATATTCTCTCAATTCCTGAAATCTCATGTTTCATCTCCTGTATCCGTATCAGCGTCATCGCCGCTGATTGGAGATTCTCCAGTGTCTAATGCATCTGCATCAGCTTCTGGATCGTCATCAGTGTTTAAATCAAAGTCGCCACCGCTGTCTAAATCGGGTCTAACTCCTACACTGCTTAGTCCTGCGCCTTCTCCACCTGCACCGCTACCGGATGCATCTGGATTTTCTTCTAACCACTGGCTTTCATTATCTAGGATTTCGTCCTCTGTTAAGCCTAAGTATTTCTTAAGTATAAATCTACGTGATAGATATTCACTTCCGTCAACTTGGTTAAACACACCAGCACGTGCATTGTCTATTTCAATTTCTCTGTACTGGCTAAAGCTCTGTGGTTCGATAAATCGTAAATCAAACAAACTGCTTTCAATCTGAAAGCCTCTGTTTCTCAAAAACAATTTAAACTCTTTATCAAATGTTGGCTGAATCATATTCTGCAAACGCTGACAATATTTTGTAAATCTAAATTCTTGAATAAAAGCTGTGCCTACACGGCCATCATTATATGTACTTGATCCATCTTCAGGACCTGTAGGTAAATAACTGCTTGGTACACGCAATGCCCTTAGCATTTTATTTGTAAAGTAACGTAAATCGTCTATCTCACCTAAGTTTTGTCCACCTGGTAAAACATCAACTTTACTTCCTCTGCCCTCAGCAGTTTGTGCAAAAAAGTAATCTTCCATAATGCTTAATGGATTGTATTGTGCATCCATAACATTTTGTCCGCCACCTGTTTTGTTAGGTATACGGCGTTGGTGTATTTCGTTTTTAACTCTTTCCACAAAGCCCATTGCTTTGTGTGGAGGCATGTTACCAACATCTACATAAAACACACGTCTTTCAGGCGCACGTTGTACACGGTAGATAATAATAGCATCTTCCAATAATTCTTTTTGTTTGTAAGTTTTAAAGATAGGATCAAGTATACTTGTACCAAACGGCCAGTTTACATCCATTCCTTCTGTCATAGCAACATGCATCATATGCTCATTGTTGACTGCAAATTCTTGCTCTTCCATTCCACTACCGCCACTGTTGCTTGTGGCACCGTAGCTACGACCTTCCATACTAGCAAATGCACCAGCATTACTGCCGCCACTAAATGTATTGTTGTGCTCTAGTGGTTCAGTTGCAGTTTTATTTTGTAGATTTAAGTCTAGGTTTTTCATAATGTACTGCTCGGGCTTTTTGCCTTCGCTTTCATTTACCACAACTTTTAATACGTCTTGTGGATTTACATACATTAGTTCCCATGTTTCAGGATCACGAATAAAAGGTTGATCGCCATACTTAATAACATTACGGAATGTTTTAAACATGCGTCTATCCCAATCATTTAAGTTACACCATTGTCGTAGTGCTTGCTCTAGGATTTTGCTTTCGCTTTCGCTTGGTTCTGATTTGTATACAACATTAAAGGGAATACCAGTTTCTTCATCAAACTGTGTACTGAATTCCGCAATTGTATCCAATGCCGCATTAATTTCGCTATCCATGTCCATTTGGTCATATTGCATATAACGCTCGACACGGTTAGGCATACCACTATAAACTTCAGGAAGCCAGCTCTGAAATCGGCTTGTACTACCACTGCTACCAGAACTACGCCCTTTAGACTTTACTTCCTTGCCTTGGTATACTGTAAAATGTTTTTTCCAACTCATTAGATATCTCTTTAATGTTTTATACTATTATATTTATCAGGATATGTCAATCTTTATTAATTGCTTTCAATTGCATCTGTTTGTTGTTTAAGCAATCTGTTTGTTTCTCGAAGTTCTCTAAGCATATCTTCGTTAGGATTTCCAGTAGAAAGGCTTTGATTATCACTACTAGACGATTCTGATTGTGTTTCTGTTTGTATCTGGGTACTAACAGGATTACGTAAATTGTTCATTTCATTTCGTAAATTAGTTGCAGCTTGCTTATTTCCACGCTCTCTGTCTGTTAAAAATTCATCTGCTACTGCTACACCATTAATGTTAGTAGGTGCACCACCTACAAAAGTTCCTTTAACATTGTACTCATTTTCGTCAATAATACCCATTGCTCTGCCAACTTCTCGGCCTCTGGCGGCACGGTATCTAGGATCTCGTTCTATTTTGCGTAGTTGATTTTCTGCCCTGTTACTGATAGTTTTAGCATGCTGATATTTTTTGTTTATATCTTCATCTTCATAACCGTATATTGTAGCCATTTTAGTGGCTTCTTCGTCAGTGCCTGCAATACCAGAATCTAGTAAACTTTGTTTTTGTTCTTCGTTAACACCAATGGCTTTTGCTTCTCCATATTCAGCTTCTATAGCAGCTTTCAATTCATTTGCTTTTCGTTGCGTGGCGGCAATAGTTTTATGTTGTGCTAATACCTTATCACTTGGTAAACTAGTAGCACCTTTTGTTAGTGCTTCTTTAACCTCTTTTGCGGCAGTATCAGTAAGTTTACTTAAATTAAGTTCACTTAAATTAATTCTTTCACTCATTTTGCCTTCGTTAAATTTTGCTAGTTCAGGATTTCTTGTGCGTTCTTCTGCAGTCATTTGCCTTTCGTTTAGTGCTGATACAATATATTTTCCAGTTGCTTCTCCGTTTTCATCAAGTTGCTCCCTGATGTTAACGCTGTCTACTTGATCTGCAAAACTTTTTTGTAAGTTGTTGCCTAACGCAACTGCTTCTTTATAACTTTGTGCAACTAAACCTTGCCCGTCCTCTGTTCCCATTGTTTTCAATATATCTTTAGATTTTATTTTTTCTAAAGACTCTTTCATTTGCGCTAACTGTTCTGCTTCTTTTTCAGTTAGTGTATTTCCTGCGGCTTGTAGTTCATTTAATCTCTTTATTTCTGCAAGCATTAATGCTTGAATATTGGCTTGATCTTCTGCAATACCCTTGCTTTCTCTACCCCAATATACATTCTCTCCGTCTTCACTTCGTTTAATTCTATCTTGTGCTTCTGCTATTTTTAAGTTCATAGCGTCTGCACTTGCTCTACGTTTAGCTTCTTCTGGGTCTAACCCTTCTTTTTCGTATACTTTAGCAATATCCCTAGCAAGTAATCCAGCATCTATAACTACACTTGCAGCTGTTCCTGCAACTGGAATTGTGCCTGCTATACCACTTCCAACTTCTCCAGCGGCTCCTAGAAAATCACCTTCCAGTAATCTATCTAAGCCAAATGCAAGTCCTGCAATTATACTGACACCTGGTATCTTTTTAGCAATGCTTTTACCTACACTTTTTGCTGATGTTTCTGCAACTTGTTTGGCAACTGATTTTCCAACTTTTTCTGCTGTTTCTTTAGCAGTAACTACAGCAGTGCTTTTTGCAACGTTCTTTGTTGCGTCTTTGGCAACGTTGGCAACAGTTTTAGCAGTATTTTTTACTGTATTTGCGGCGGCTGGTGCTTTTTTAACAACGCCTGGAGTTGCTTTTACTACATTTTTTGCACCTTGAAACAGTTTTCTGCCGGCCATAAATCCGCCTCTGCCTAACATTGCTAATGGACCAAGTGTTAGGGCAGCACCTACACCTACAATAGCGCCTAGTATAAGTTTAAGAGTACCGTTAGCGTCTCCTAGGCTTGTTAAAATACCGCCCAACAATCCATCTCGCATAACATTTTCGCCAAGTTTATCTATAGCAGTAACTAATCCTTTTCCGTCATCTCGCTCTGCACCTGTTAGATCCATGAATGCTTCCATACCTGCGGCTTTAAGTTTATTACTTGTATCTTCTATTGTAGCGGATAAATCAACAAATGTGTCGTCATCCATAGTTTCACGTTGTTTTTTAATTCCTTTTAATAACGCTTCTTGTTCTCCGTTAATACCTACCAATGCAGATACAAAATTCAGCGATTGTTTATCTTGTTCATCTGCACTGTCTCCTAAATTATTAACACGGTCTTCTAACATTCTAAGAGTGCTTTCTGGAACAGAGTCCTTTAATGCAACTACTTTAGATATTAGTGTTGTGTTTAATTCATCAAGAGCAGCCGTATCATTAGGGTCTATATTAACTGCTGAATTGACAAGTCCATCGATTTCCTGAAGTAACTGTTGTGCATTTGGACCAAGTCTAGCAAAAGTATCAGCTAGTTCACCCCCTAAGTTGCCTTGAAATATACTAAATTTTTCTTGACCTCTAGCACTACGTAAAAGTTGAGTACTAAGATCTTTACCTAAAGGACCAAGCGCACTAAAAATACTAACAACACCGTTTAATTGTGGTGTGCTTGCGGCAAATCTACGTAAACCTGGATCATCTGCAAGTTCAGTACGTGCTCTTAGCATTTCCCTACGGTCAGCACCTGTAATACTTGCTAGTGCAGTTGTTTCCTGTACAAGATTTCTAAAACTATTGTTAACACCTTGTGAAATTTGACGTTCAGTTTGTCCAGCACTTCTGCGAAGTTCGATTTCTTCGCTTAACAAATCATTAAATTCTGTATTAGTAAGACCCATTTGGGTTCCTGATTGACGGATCTGGTTGCTGAGTCTTGCAAAAGCCATCATTCCTTCAGTTGTGTTACTACCCAATGCCTTAAATGTCATAGCGTTGGCTTGTGCAATCTTAGCTAAACCTTCAAGCCCTGTACCAGCAAGTGCAGCAGTAGATCTTAAATCTACTAAACCTACACCAAATCCACTACCTACATTTGTTAACTGACTAAGATTATTAGCAAAAGTTACTGTGCTTTTAGCAGCAAATCCTGCTACTGCACCTAATCCTACAATGCCACCTGCGGCTTTTGCAAATCCTTCAAAATCTCCGCCAGCAATGCCTTTGATTCCATCTTTAAAGTTACTGCCTAAACTGTTAAAGTGTTTTCCTAAATCTCTAGACAAGTCTTTGTATGCTTGTCTAAATTTAAGTGCTTCTTTTAAGTCTTGTTTGCCTCGTTTTTCACTTTGTTTGTTTTGCTTATCGCCACTTTTGCCAACAGCGTTCGCTACGTCTTCTACTGCCGCTTCTAAATCTTTAATTACTTTGGTATTTTCTCTAGATATTTTACTAGGCATTCTTTCTTGTGCCTTGAGCATTGCATCTAAAGTTTTAAAACTTTGCTTGTTTGCAGTAAATAAATTCTTAAGCAGAGCATTATTATCTTTATCTAAATCAATAACTCTATTAAGTTGCTCTTCACTAGCCCATTTTGGTACACGAATGCTTTGTCCACCAAATTCTATTTCATGCATGTCAGCCATATGCTAAAAATACCCATTATATACGTAGATAAATACTTTTATCGTAGTAAGGTTATAGAAAACCGTTACTACTATTTATGAGGTAGAAAATGAGCGAAAATCCACTAAAGCATTTATATAGAAGTAAAACAGTATATGTAGAACTTCCAAGTAAAGGAAAATTTTATAAAAAGCCGCCAAAATTTTCAGTAGACGGAGAAATAGGTGTAATGCCTATGACTACTAATGACGAGCTAAAGTTAAAAAGTCCAGATGCATTATTTAACGGTGAGGCTATGTTTGATATGCTATCAAGTTGTGTACCAGACATTGAAAATCCACGTGAAATACCTGCATGTGATTTAGATGTATTGGTATTTGCAATACGTATTGCAACATCTGGAGATGAAATGGAAATAAGCAGTGAATGTCCTCACTGTGAAAAAACACATGAATATGAAGTAAATCTAACACGGTTTATGGCAAGTGCTAAAGAAATGGAATTGGATCCTACTGTGCAAATAGACGAAAACACTACTGTACATGTAAGACCCTATAGTTTAGAAAGCAGAATGAAAACACAAATCCAACAATTTCATGCTTACAGAATGGAAAGTATGTTAAATGGAGGAGATATTTCTCAAGATCGTAAAGTAGAATTATTTAATGATGCACTAGCGGCGGCTAGCAGTATAAGTGTAGAACTTGTAGCATCAAACATTACAAAAGTCGAACTTAAATCTGGAGAAGATGTTACTGCCGTAGAAGAGTACGATCACATATATCAATGGGTTATGAATATGGATAGCAACACATACAAAAAAATTATTGGCCATATCCGTAAACTAAGTGATGCTAATATAGAAAAAGAAGTTGTATTAAACTGTGCTGGATGTAATAAAGAATATCGTAGCGATATAGATTTGGATCCCACAAATTTTTTCACATGAGGGCAATTAGAATGACTCCTCAAGAATTGCAGGAGTATACTAAAAAACTAGTTGCCCAGCAAAAGAATTATCAAAATATTATATTAGAAACAGTTGCTTATAGTAACGGAAGTCTATCATATAACGAAGCATTACAAATGTCAAGTAGTGCATTTAACCAATTCGAAAAGACACTTGTTAAAAAGATTAAACAGGATAAAGGAATATCTGAATCCAATATGTTATAATCTTGTTTACGTTGTCTAACGACAACGGATTTATTCATTTCATTCATAAATCATTTATTATTATTAGAAGTAATTATCTTTAGCTTTACCATGATGTCAGTCACACTTAGCCTGATTAAGGCCAAGTGCATCTGAAAAACTTTACCAGTCAATCGCGCCACACTACATATCGAAAAACCTTTATAACGTAAGGTAAGGGCGGTTGTGCGGTACCCTTTTACATTCTGCTTACAACGCAGGAACACAGATGGCCATATGTAGCGACCCATCTGCTACCCGTGAGTTCCAATAGTCAGGAGAGCTCACTCATTTTGGTTTGTCAAACCAACGTATAGACTGCAACACACCACGCCATCGACATCAGCTCACACTGGCAGAATCTTGGTGAGTCGAGAATCCCCGACCAATCAAAGTTGCTATATTATTTGGAGTTTATATTAGCCTGAGTTTTGCGGTGCTCTAATAGACGTTCTCTTAATATATTACTGCCTCCAACTCTTACGTTGATAATGCCATTGTAATATTCGTCTGTTTCCAGCACACTGCGATCAAATTGTTCTTTTGCTTCTAAGTAACTGAGTTCGCCTTTGCTTTCACAATAATAAAGTATTTGCCTTGTAAAATTGTTTTCGCCTAATTCTTCTACATCTCTGTTTAGTTTATCACTTGAGCCCCAATAGGTGCGCCAATCACTTTCTTTAGTGCTTCGTCTTTTGTTCTTTTTGCCTTTTAGAGGTTTTTTTGTAACTTTAAATCTTGCTAATTTTTTGCCTATATATTTTCTATCATTCGTCAGATTGGTAATTATGTAGACAAATCCTACACAAGTTTCCGGAAGTTCTTCAACTTTTATTCCGTTATAAGTCCAATCACTTTTTGCCACGTTTGCTCATTTTCTCCAATGTATGTATACCAATATTGCTGATATTATCTATTTTTCTATGGCCTGTGTATCTTTGCCTAATAGTTTTGTCGCTTGGTCTTTCATATATTGAAGTTAAATCGCTTGAATCAATTATTCCACTATCCACAATCCATTTGTAACTATCATTTTTAACAGAGACGTCATAGCCGTCCCAATTAGTTACTTTAGATTCGGGTACTTTTAATGTAACACCCGTATCAGGATCTGTCAATGTGATTGTTACACGTTCATTTTTATTCTTCGACATAATCTGTATCTGCGTTAAACGTAGTAAAACCATTCTCTTTTAGTACTTGCAGAGTATGACTAACTCGTCCTACAAGTTCGTCTCTGTGACTAATTAAGAAAATGTTTTTATCTCTTTCACGTACCATTTTCTTTAGTACGCTCAACGATGATTCTACACCGTTGCTATCCATGCCTGAGTCTACTAATTCATCTATTGCCAAAAAGTTTATAGGAGTGTTCATGCTTTCGAACACATCTCTAAAGGACCAAGATAAGCCAAGGATAAGCCTGTTACGTTCGCCGCGAGATAAGTTGTCAAAGTCTAGTTCCCTACCCAGCTCTGTGATTTCAACAGTCAAGTCGGGTTGGAATTGTACTTCATGTGGTAAGCCTAGTTTAGTTAAGTAATAGCCTAGTCGTGTATTTAAGTATGATAAGTTTTGTTCTATAATTCGCTTTCTAATAAAGCTGTCTTTATTAGTTAGCAGTTTCATAAGAAAATCCTGGTGTTCACGTAGAAGATTTAGCTGATTCATATTTTCCCAACTGATCTCCTGAATACCTTCGTTTTGTAATGCCTCTATTTGATCTGTGTAAGGGTCCTGTTCAGCCTCTTTAGTTTCCAATTGTGTTTTTAATTGCACCACTTTGTTTCTGTGATCGTGCGCATCGCTCACATTTTCGTAAAAAGTTACTGGTGCTGTGCCTAAGTCTCCAAGTGCATCCAAATTTATTTCATGCTCTTGTAGCTGTGTAAGATTTTCTTGCAGTGTTGTTTCAGCATCTGCTTTTAAATCTTGTTTTGTTTTGAGAATTTCTTCTTGCTTATCGTCATGTATATCCTGACCACAAGCATGACACTTGTTATCAACTAATAATGCGATTTCTTTTCCTAGCTTCTCGACTAGCTTGTCTTGTTTTACATTATCCTTTCGGATAGTACTAATGTTATCTTCTAGCTGTGTTCTACGTTGTAAGTTTACATGGAATACTGCCAAGTCTCCATGTGTAGATAGTTCAGCTTCGATATCTAAATGTTCTAGTTCACAAATTGCTTCATCGAACGCTACAATGTCTGCAGATTTTTTATCTTCCCAAACTTTACGTCTGCGTTCTAAGTCTTTAATACTTTTTGCAATTGTTGAATTTGCTTCTTCTACACCCTTGATGCGATATTCTTCTTCTTTTATTGCATCTTTTGTGTCTTTCATTTGTTCTTTAAGTACGTTTGCTTTTTCACTAAGCATTGTGATACCCAGCAATTGCTCAATAATATCACGTTGATCATTTGCTCGCATACTAAGGAACGGTTCTGTGTAAGTGTTCAGTGCCATAATATGTTTAAACATAACGTGGCTCATACCCAACAGGCGTTCTATTTCCTGCTGAGTAAGGCGTCCTTCGCCTTGTCCTTCATCAGTACCGTCTTCCAACATTTCATTATTGTTTACCATAAATTTAAAAATGTTAGGTTTACGTCCTCTTTCAATTCTGTACTCTATTCCGTTAACTTCAAAGTCAACTGTAACCAACATACCTTTGTTGTTGGTTTTGTTTATTAAGTTATCCTTGCGGATATTTGTTAGTGCATTGCCATACAGTGCATAGCTAAGTGCATTAATTATTGTAGTTTTGCCAGTACCATTACGGCTACCGTCTCCGCCCAAATCTACATTGTTTCCTAGTACAAGTGTAAGTCCTGCATCAGTAAAACGCACGGCTTGCGTTACGTTACCCACACTCATAAAGTTTTTTATGGTTACGTTGTTAATATTAATCATAGGTTCGCATAGATATCCATTAGCATTTTGCTGTTAATCATGTCACTATCAACAGCCTTTAATTGATTATACACTATTTGGTCCACATTTTCAACCTCTATTTCATTGTCAGTTTTCCAATCTGTTGCATGCTCTTCTTTTTTAGCAGGCATAAGTGCAATCTCTCGTAGTTTATATTGTTTGGCAAAAGTTTCCTTTATAAAGTTTGCCTCCTCATAACTAATGGGTACATCTAATGTAACCCTACAATAAGTATTTTCGCTCAAATACTTGTCAGGAGTGTCAATAAGTTTACTTAGTGGCAGTGTCCTGTACTTTGGACCGTCAGGCCAGTCAATATATTGTGGCTCTCCGTCCCATTCCAATATCATCATACCTCGATCATCGTCCCATGCATCTGCATAATTGTGTGGGAAAGGACTACCCAAGTAATGGATATTGTTGTTGTTTTGTCGTTTGTGGAAATGTCCACTAAACACATATTCTGGTTTCTTAAAGTCTCCAGCAGTTAATCCGCCATGATCTGGCATAGTAACCATTGCGTTCATTTTAAAATGCGGTAGCTCAAAATGTCCAAAAACATAGCGGCTTTTCAGCTTTGCCATCTTTTTCCATTCATCTTCTACCAGCCAAGGCACAAGTGTAACGCCTCCACTTTCCATCATTTTATCATTGATTAAGTGTACATTTTCGTGTAATCCTGCATAAGGAATACTGTGGATTTCACGCTTTTCTCTGTAGTATAAGTCATGATTTCCCATGATCATATACACATTTTCAAATGCTTCGCTTAGCCTTTTAATGTTTGGCACTGTATAATTTAGTGTGCTTACGTTTACACTACTGCGATGGTGGTGCCAATCACCAAGGAAAATACATGTTTCACATCCTTCAGCTTTGGCTTTATCAATAAACCAATAGATAAACCGTTCACAATCATCATTGTGCATACGACTATTGTTTTTATTACCAAAGTGTATATCTGTAAAGCATGCAACTTTATTAAAAAATTGACTCATGGTATAATATTGTATCCTGCGTCTTTCATATCTTGTTCCATTTTGTCATGATATTCGGATTGTTTCTCTTCCCTTGCTTTGCGTTGTGCAGTTTCGTCATCTATTTGACGAGTAAAGCTAGGCGTTTGTCCTGCTTCCTGTAGCAAGTCATCACGCAAGTTCTGGTTTCGTTTCTCCAAGTTCAAGACTCTCGTAAAGCTATTTGTAATAGCCGCTGTGTAATATGCAAAAGGATTTGCAGATTTACTTTCGTCAAAATACAAACCTATCTGCGATAGTTGAACCAACGCATGGCTACGCATTTCATCTACATACGTATAGCCTCGCCAGTTACTTCGCATACTGTAACGCTGGCATAGCATAATCATCATGCTTGCTAACTTTTCAGTAATCTTACCCTTTTTAACACTAAATTGTCCATTTGTCAAGTCCCCAGTCCAGTGACTACGTACAACTTCGTCCCATTTGTTGTTTCTCCATGCAATATGGATAAACGGGGGGAAGTTACATTTTGCGTGTCTGTCTGCTACTGTTTTGGGCTTGTTCTTTCTGCCAGGCTCTTCTGGAACATGTTCGAAAGTCATTTTACGGATCACAATATCTTCCAATGGTATTTCACTACCATCAAATTTGTATGTGATCAAACGTGGTTTGTCTTTTGCTTTCCTACCTGGTGTATTTTCCCATAATACTAAATCTGTTGCATGTCGTTCATTAGCAATGCGATCTGCACGTGTTTGTTTTGCATCTGCAATAACTTGGTCCGTTAAATCGTCCATGCTGTGAATAATGCCGTCTATTAGATAGTATTGTTTGTCTTCAATATAACAAAAACTTAACTTACTTTTGTGTATTTCTTTTAATAATTCTTTATTATTTAAATAATTTTGTCTTTTTGGCATAGATCATTCCTTATGTTCCACAATTATAGCAATATTATTGCCCTGTGTCAACCAGAAAAACAACACTATTTCAAGTGTATAAATAGTTGTGGAGATGTTAATATGTTGATAACTGAGATTGTAAATTTAGCTGAAGCTGTTGCTAATCGCACTATTGCTATCTATCCTGGTCGTTTTCACCCTTTTCACAAGGGCCACAAGTTCGTATACGACTATTTAGCTAGCAAATATGACGCAGTTTTTATTGCTACAAGCGACAAACAAGAAGATGGTTCGCCCTTTAGTTTTGATGATAAAAAACGTATGATGATGCTTACTGGTGTTCCAGCAAGCAGTATTGTGTTTACGAAGCAACCATATGTGCCAAATGAAATATTTGACAAACTAGATGTAAGCAATACAGCAGCAGTTTTTGGCGTAGGCAAAAAAGACATGGATGAAGGTAATCCACGCTTTAAGGTAGGACTAAAGAAAAACGGAGAGCCTACATATTATCAACACAATACAAATAATAAAGAAACATTTGACAAGCACGGTTACTTGGAAGTTGTGCCTACACAAAAATTTAAAGTATTAGGCCAACCAGCAACTAGTGCTACAGAATTACGTAAACAATATGCTACACTAAATGATCAACAAGCACAAGCATTTATAAATGATTTGTTTGGCAGTTTTGACAAAGATGTAATGACAATTATGGATAAAAAATTAGGAAGAAACAATGGCTGACACCAGAGCAAAACTTTTATGTAAAGCAGGATATAGTGAAGCTCTAAATGGTCCTGCTTCAGTACTAGGAACAAAAGGCGGTATAATATTTCCTTATACTCCTGTTATAACAACACAAACACAGGTTGGATATAACAAATATGATTTAACACATACAAATTATCAGCCCATGGCTTTTAGTCATAGCCAGGCACCTATGTTACAAGTTACTGCAAATTTTATTCAACAGTCAACAGAAGATGTTGATTATCTATTAGGCGCACTACATTTTTTCCGTGTAGTAACAAAAATGAATTTTGGACAAGAAGATCCACAGCGAGGAACACCACCGCCTGTACTAGAGTTTAGTGCATATGGTCCAGTCAACTTTAGTAGAGTTCCAGTATTAGTTCAGGGTGTAAGTACAACTTACCCTGATGATATAGATTATATTTTAGACAGTAGTGGAGAAAATCGTGTTCCAGCAATGATGACAATTGCAATAGATTTAGCTGTACATTATAGTCCTAGTAAAACTAGAAGTACATTTAGTTTAAATGGATTTGCAAGTGGTGAACTTTATAGTAGAGGATTTATTTAATGGCATATGAAAGCATGCAAAAATACGATTCTAATAGTAACTATAGAAATACAGCAATAGGTAAAAAATATCTGGATATCTATGAACCTGCTGTAGTAGTAGAATACGACAACACATATGAATTCACACTAACAAGCAAATACGAACATAGACCTGATTTACTTGCGCAGGATCTTTATAGCAATAGTAAATTATGGTGGGTGTTTACACTATATAATAGAAACAAAATACTAGATCCAATTTACGATTTTGTTCCTGGATTAACTATTCGTGTTCCAAATAATGCTAGCTCTATAGGAGTATAAAGTGGCAGAAGAAATCAATAACGTTAGCGGATTGTACAACGAAAATGGTGAAAGCAAAATCAACAATGGTTCTGATACCACTCGTGTTTACAGTAGCGACCCGCAAAACAATCCCCTAAGCATTTATTTAAATAATCCTTTAAATAATTTTGACATATATTCTTATAATATACAAATACATCAGTGCCATCCTAAAGATGTTAATGATTTAGAAGTTGCTATTGCAGACGGTAGAACAGTATTGTTATGTGATAACAGCCAGGAAAGCAGATACAATATTACAAATATGGAGCAAACTTTTGTTTTAGGACACAGCCAAGTTAGAGAATCATTTAGTAATAAATTTACAATTCAAGTTGCAGAACCCAATGGTGCTACATTTTTAAATGCACTTGCAAGTAGCGCATTTGTTAATCTAGGAATAGAAGCACCTATGCAAGCACGTTATATAATGGTAGTAGACTTTAGAGGCAGGGATAGTTCAGGTAGAGCTGTTAAACTTCCACAGACTTTTTACTACAGAATATTTTTTCAGAATGTTGAGATGCAAGTCACAGGAGACGGAAGTCAGTATAATATTACAGCTACAGAAGAAGCCGCAATGGCTTACAACTATTTAGAAAATGTTATCCGTAGTCAGATTACATTAGAGTGTTCAACAGTAGGTGAGTTTGTAGCAGAGTTTATTAAAAAACACAGAAGAATGTTGCAGTTAGAACTAGATGCCAATCCTAATCAAGCGTTTGCTGATACATATGAAATTGAATTTGATAGGGAAACTGGCACAACAGAATGGCTTAAATGGAAAATACAACAAAGTGATACTGGATTAAAAACACTTGGACCAAGTAGGGTAGGTGACAAAATAGCTTTCAACATTCCAAATGGTAGTAACTTTACTACGATCTTTGGATTAATATTACAATCAACAGCTGAGTATAAAAGTATACAAATTGCAAGTGGAGGCACAATGAAGCCTACTCCAGCAGAAGCTGCAAATCAAACAATCGCAGAACTTCCTGTATTTCATAAAGTATTAGGACACATAGAGTACGGACAATATGATCCCTTACGAGGCGATTATGTAAAAAATATTGTTTATAAATTAAAAAAGCATATTGTTGTGGATACTCCTATAGATAGTATTCAGTACAACAGTGGAATTACAGAACCTACAATACAAAACAAAAGATTATCAAATATAATTCAGGAAAATTTATTACGTAAAAGATATGATTATATTTTTACTGGACTTAACACAGAAGTTTTAAATTTTGATATTAAATTCAACAGGGCATATTATGTAATGAGTGTTTTAGGACAAGGTATGACTGGTGACAGTAACCCAATAAGCAGTACAGCAGGAAAAAGTGCTACAACAATTGAAACACAAATGCAAGAAGTAAAAAAGCGCATGAGTAAATTAGTTAGAGAACGAGAAAAAATTATTAATGCAAGCAAAGACAAAGAAGGCAATATTAAACAACTAGATCCACCTGACGAAGCAGCAGTACAAGAATTACAAACTAATATTGAAGCACAACGTAGCGAATTAGAAGAGCTATTAGAAAAGTTTGCAGAACGAAGTAAAAATCGTGTAAAACCAGATGCTACTTTTGACAGTGTAGCAACAGGAGATTTTATAGCCGCTTCTAATGCAGAACAAGAGGTTGTACAAAGACTAAGATTTGCCGCAGACGTTGTTGACGATAGTGATATATATGGTCCTGAAAACGATTTAGAAGGTGGTACTATTCAGTTTGGTGCTATAAAAGCAAACTTAGAAAACAGTAGCGACTTAATGACTATAGAATTACATATTAAAGGAGATCCATATTGGTTGGGCGCACCTGTGTCCTTTTTGCGTAGACAAAGTGATCCTGAATTAGTGGATTATGAAAAAGGCGGTCCGCTATTCTTCTTAAATATGCACTTGCCTATAGATGAAAACAGCGCAGGGCGCAGAGTACCACGCAATGATTATCGTGTAAGTGGCTTATATAGAGTACAACATGTAATAAGTCAATACAAAAATGGAACTTTTGAACAATATTTAAAAGCAGTCAGAGATCCACTTACTAATACTCCAACAGTATTAAATAGATTACTTGAAGCACAGCCAGTAACTCGTAGAGGGCAAGCATCGCTTGTAGGCAGAGTAGATAATGCAACTAACCAGGAAAATTTTAGATGAGGCACAGTAGTACAAATAATTTTAGCAAAAAAGTTCGTGATGCGTATAATCAAAATGTAATGAACAAAAGCATTAAAATCCCTGCTGGTGTTTATAGAGGACATATTATTGATACTGCCGATCCAAGGGGAATGGGCCGAGTAAAAGTAAGCATTGCAAAGTTTTATGGGCTTGCTCCTAGCGAAGAAGTATTAAGTCCAGAAGAACATATTGGTGCAGTTTGGTGTAGATTTATGACGCCTTTTGGTGGTACAACTCCTATTGCAAATGGCGGACAGCGTAGTTATGGTATGTGGGGACAACCACCAGATCTAGATACAGAAGTACTTGTTGCATTTAGTGGCGATAGTGATAAAGGAATTGTATTAGGTACACTACCAGATGAATCACGTAACGGTAGTTTAGCAGGTCCACAGGCTGGATTTAGTAAAGATAATAAATTTACTCTAGTAGAAGAAAAACCAAAAGACCGAGATAACGACTCTGTACCTAATAATCCTCCAGAGCATCCACAAGCAACAAATTTAAAAGAACAAGGTCTTGAGTTAGACAGAATACGTGGACTAAACTTTAGTAACCCACGCAGAGAAAACATGAGCCGTGTTTTTGGTATGAGTACACCTTCAGGGCATGCAGTGGTAATGGACGATGGTAGTCCTGAAGATCAGAGTTTCGAACTAATAAGGATACGTACAGCCAAGGCTGGACAAATACTTATGGACGACACAAATGGATTAATTTACATAGTCAGCCAAAGTGGTAAAACATGGATAGAAATGAATCGCGAAGGGGATCTAGATGTGTATAGTGAAAAAAGCATTAACTATAGCACTGAAGGAAACTTTAATGTACAAGCAGGCGGTGAGATAAACATGGAGTCAAAGCTGGGATTTAATATGAAAAGCCTAGGAGCGGCAGGTATTAAAATGCATGCAAGTACTGGCACTATTGATATTAAAGCTCACAGTAATTTACAAATTGAAACAGAAAGTAACGGAAATTTAAGAGTTGCTGGCAGTTATAGAGAAACAGCAACACGTATTGATATGAACGGTCCACCTGCATTAGCCGCAACTATACCCATTATAACACAACATACTGGTAACGAAGAAGTTACAGAAAGTATTAGTAAACGTGTACCTGAACATGAGCCCTGGAGTGGACACTTAGATGTACAAGTTGTAAATCAAAGCAGTACAGCAGGTGTAACAGACCAAGGAAATAGTGTTAGCTTTTATGAAGGTAAACCACAAAACCCAACTGCTGGAGAAAATGTGGGAGCATATGATTTAGGTAACTTTGCTGAAGCTGCTGAAACAGATCCTAGTGGATTATTAGAATGGCGTAATGGTGTAGATAGACGTGTTAATCCTGCACTTATAGAAAAAGTACGTAATGTTGCTCGTAAGTTTGGGCAAACACTTACAATTACTAGTGGATACAGAAGTCCAGCATATAACAAAAAAGTAGGCGGTGCAAGGAAAAGTCAACACATGCAAGCTAATGCTGTTGATATAAGTGGTTCAAACTTTACAGATCGAGAACGTTTGACTTTAATTGCACTAGCAAGTGCAGAGGGTATTACAGGTATTGGTGTTTACAACGATAAAAGTTTACACTTTGATGTACGTGCAAATCCCGCAGGCTGGGGAAGTGGATTTTCTTACGCTGGTATACCAGGTTATGCAAAACCTACAATAGATAAACATTTGGCAGGTGGATATGCTTAAATATATTTCAGATCCTAGGTTAAGAACCAATTGGAGTGACTTTGTTGTAAAAGACGAATTTGCTGTGGATTTTCTAGTGGACACAACACAACGCAGTGCTAGTGAATCTATGATTTTATTAATGCTAGCACAAACAAGATTCAGCATGTTTAATGATGAAGGACATATTGGTTATGGTGCAGGAGACGTAACAAAACCTTTTGGATGTACAGAACAAGAAGCATACAGTGAATGGCTTAAACAACTACGTAAAAAAGATAAATCTTTTCAAAGTAGTTTGCCGTTGCGCAGTGTAAGTCAAACACAATATGATGCATTGTTTAGTGTGTTCTATCACACAGGTAGTTGGAAAAGATTAAATGGTATGGAAGGCGTTTATGATTTAGAATATGCAGTTTTAAGTGAAAACTGGACTCTAGTTGCAGATATAATTAATAACGGAATAGACGATCTACCAGACACTCGACGTTTAGAAGCTCGTGTGCTACAATTAGCAGATTACAGTACAGAACGCACAAGAGGTTTTATGCGCAACAAAGGTATTGCACGTGCTCGTAGGATATACAAAGCAGGCAATATAACAGACCAGTCTATTGTAAGGCAACTTGAGTTTGCATATTATAGACAGACAGGAGCATTTCTTCCACGTATGACAGAATTACGTAAAAGAGAGCTATTGTTAAAAGTTGGTAGTACAGTTGATGCCAACACAGGAACAGTATCAGGTGGTACAGGTTCCAATACGTCCTATTAGTTGTACATAAATATTTGTGTAGCAACACAAAAGGGAAAACCACTGGATGTCTACCTTATATTTGAACGCTGATTTTCAGCCTATGGAACTGAGCCCGCTCAGTGTACTAAGTTGGCGAGATAGCATCAGCGCATACTTTAAAGATAGCGTGTATATCTATAAAACACACGACAATTGGATGGTACGTAGTCCTAATCTACAACTAGAAGTACCCAGTATTGTAGTAGCAAAACAATACCATAAACGTAAAACCAACGCAAAACTAAGTCGTAAAAACTTGTTTATACGAGACAATTACCAATGTCAATACTGTAATGTACGTTTTTATCATCATGAACTTACTTGGGATCATGTTGTACCACGCAGTGCTGGTGGTAGAGGTAATTGGAATAATATTGTAGCCGCTTGTAAGAGTTGCAATTGGAAAAAAGGCAGTCGGCAAGATATACATCCTGTGCGAAAGCCATACACACCTAGTTGGCGAGAAATATATAATCAAAGTAAATGCTATAGAATTACAATTCCTGACCCAGCATGGCAGGAATTTTTAGATTGGCCTGAGGAATTGCTTACAATTAAAACGCCAGTTTACTAAACTAATAAATAGTATTATGGCAACGTTTATAGGTTATAGCACAATAGACAGAAGATTTGGTAATTTTACGTTGAAAGACATAGAATTAGCCAAACGTGATCTATTAAATCATTTTTACACACGTAAAGGAGAACGTCTTGGAGAGCCAGAATTTGGTAGTATTATCCAGGACCTAGTGTTTGAACCTCTAGATGATCGCACAGTAAATGCAGTAGAAGATGATGTAAGAGATGTTGTGGCAAATGATCCTAGATGGATTTTAAATACTCTTAACATTACTACTGGACAGCATACTATTGAATGTATATTAAATTTAACATATAAACCAGATAGTACACCTGACGAATTATATTTAAAATTTACTGCGGAAGAAGAGGAAAAAGATGGCACAGAGTACTAGACAACGAAATTTGTTTGCTGCTGAAGACTTTACAGTTGTATATGATAGTTTTAAACAAGCAAACTTTAAAGCCTATGACTACGATAATATTCGTAGTGCAATGGTGGATTATCTAAGAGATAATTATCCTGAAAACTTTAATGACTGGATTAGTTCAAGTGAATTTGTAGCACTGATAGAATTAATTGCATTTATGGGCCACAACATTGCATTCCGCACAGATTTAGCAAGCAGAGAAAACTTTTTAAGTACAGCAGAACGCCGTGCCAGCGTATTGCGTATTGCAGATTTTCTAGGCTACAAACCAACACGTGCATTGCCAGCACGTGGATTATTAAAAATTAATTCTATTAAAACAACGCAGAATGTTTTTGATATTAATGGTGAGAGTCTTAAAAATCAGGAAATAGATTTTAATAGTGACCAGGATCCTGACAGTTATCAAAACTTCCTACTAGTGTTAAACGAAATAGTTGATTCTACAAATAAATTTGGTAAACCAAAAGCAAGTCAAGATATTGCAGGTATTAAAACAGAAGTATATGGTACAAGTATTAGTGAAGATAAAATAACATTTCCTTTCAGAGGCACAGTAAACGGTGTTGCAGAAGATTTTGAAGTTGTAAACTATTATATAGGCGAAGATAAAGTATTAGAGGAACTGTCTCCAAATCCAGGAAGTAGTTTTAACCTAATTTATCGTAATGATAACCAAGGTCTTGGTAGTAACAACACTGGTTTTTTTGTGGGCTTTAAACAAGGACAGCTAAAGTTTAGTGATTACACAGCAGACAGTGCTATTAGTAATTTAAGTTTAAATGTTCCAAGTACAAATATAAACGAACTGGACTTATGGGTGCAAAACATAGACAATGCTGGAGATGTTTTACAAAACTGGACAAAAGTTGATACAACTTTTGGAGTAAATGCTATCTTTAATAGTATACAAAACCGTGTACGTTCATTGTATGCACAGCGTACACTTGATAACGACAGCGTTAGTGTAGAGTTTGGAGACGGTGTATTTGCAGACATTCCACGTGGTATTTTACGTATTTGGTATCGTGAAAGTCTTAATGAAAGTTATACATTAAACACAGATGACATTGGTACAATACAATTTAACTACAGCTACACTGCAAGTGATGGCAACGAATATCAAGCAGTGTTTAGTGCGCAACTTATGGAGCCTGTTGCAAATGCAAGTCAGAGAGAAAGCGTACAGAGTGTAAAAACAAATTCAGGTCGTGTGTTTGCGGCACAAGACCGTATGGTTACAGCAGAAGACTACAGCATTTATCCACTAACAGTAAGCAATAATGTTCGTAAAATTAAAAGTGTAAACCGTACACATAGCGGACATAGCCGTTTTATAGATATAAATGATCCAACTGCACAGTATCAAAATGTAAACATGATTTCAGAAGATGGTTATATTTACAGCGAAGGTGTTTTGAATAGAATTAGTTGTTCACTACCTACTACACTTACAGACGATCAAATATTCGATACTTATATTAATGAGCTAATACAAAATCCAGAAACTATTAACTTTTATTATGAAAACTTTACACCTATTTCTATTGGGTTTACAAGCAATACTGCTAGTTTTAATTGGAATCAGGTCAGTAAAACAACAAATGAAAGTAGCGGATACTTTACACGTAATGGTGTAATTGAAAGAACAGGACCTGCTAACAGTAATGCACTAAAAGATGTAAAAATAGGCAGTATTTTAGAATTTATAGAAAGTCCTTATAATGACGGAAGCATAGGTAATGTGGGAGATCAACTTACTGTTGCTAATGGTGGTACAGGATACACAAGCACACCAACTGTAACAATATTAGGTACTGGTACAGGTGCACAAGCACAAGCACAAATAGATGCTAATAGTGGCACTGTAACAAGTGTACAAATAGTTAATGGTGGCCTTGGTTATACAAATCCAGTGGTTGTACAAATTACCGGAGGCGGTGGACAAGATGCTGTAGCGTTAGCAACTGCAACAAGTGCTGAGGCTGAATGGGCACGTGTAGTAAGTATGAACGAAGAAGGACTAGGCATAGATGATATTACAGGTAGTCCAACAGGTAGAGACAGCAAAGGTAAAGGTGCTATTGTATTAAGTAAGCCTATACCAAACAACGCAAGAATTAAAGCAATATTCCAACCATATAATACAAAATTTACTACAAGCGAAAAGTCTGCAGCTAAAGCACAGATTGCACTTAAAAATAGTTTTGGTTTGCGTTTTGACAACGAACAAAGTATGTGGAGAGTAATTTTAGGTAATGACCTTGCACCAGAAAGCACAAACAATCCTGTAAATTGGAATACAACTTATGCTGGTAATAGCACAAGCCAAAATTTAGATAATAGTTGGATTGTACGTGTTAATTATACAGCAGACAAATGGGAAATGATTACAAGACGTTTCCGTATAGTATTTGGCAGTGACAAAGCAGTACGTTTTTATAATCAAAACAATAAAATTAAATTTAACCAGGAAACAAACAAACCTGAAAGAGACGAAATTAAATTATTTAAAACAAACAGTCGTAGTGGCAACAGTCCGTATAGTTTAGGTAAAGATGTTAAACTATATGCATACAAGTATTATGCAGAGCCAGATGGATACAGTGATGATCATAAAATTATTGCTACTATAAGTGATTTAAACAATGACTTATATCCAGACAACCCTCTTGCCTATAGAGATTTAGTGGGTGTGGATACAGTTGCACTTACTACAACAACTGAAGAAGGCTTTGAATACACAGTTGTAGATCAAACTGCAAATAACGGAAACATAAGCGGGCGTAAAGATTTAAGTTTCCAATGGAAGCGGGTTGCTAATAGTGAACAACGTATTGATCCAAGTATTAGTAATATTATTGACACTTTTGTATTGACAGACACATATGACTTGTTATATAGAAACTGGCTTACAAGAGACAGGTTAGAAGATACAGAACCTAAAACACCTACTAGTGATGAGCTTAAAGAACAGTTTGCAACACTAGACAACAAGCGTAGTATAAGTGATAGCATTATATATCGTAGTGCTAGATACAAAGTATTGTTTGGAGATGCCGCGGATGAAGAACTACAAGCAAAATTCCGTGTTGTAAAAATTAAAGGCACAACACTAACTGATACAGAAATTAAAAACCGTGTACTTACAAGCATAGATGAATTTTTTAATGTAGATAACTGGGACTTTGGAGAAACATTTTACTTTACAGAGCTAGCCGCATATGTACATAATGAAAATTTAGGTATTATTAGTAGTATTGTTATTGTACCAACACAACAAAACAGTGCATTTGGTACACTATTCCAAGTAACACCAAACAGTGATGAACTATTCATTCCAGATGTAAATTTAACGAGTATTGATATTGTAAATAACTTTACAGGTGTCAATTTAAGAACAAGTATAGCGTAAGGACTGTAAATGTCATATCATAATCAAAATCAAGGCGGTCAAGGTGGAGGTAATAATAACTCTAACAACGCCAATGCAAGTGAAAAGTTTGAAGCTAATCCTAAAGAGCTAAAAAACTTTACACAAGCTGATGAAGATAAAATACATATTGGACGTCGTGATTTAGTAGAACAATTACCTGCTATATTACAAACAGACACCAATAAAAAATTCCTACGAACAACGCTAGATCAATTGTTTAGCAGTGGTAGCACTGAAACACTTGATACTTTTTATGGTAGAATTACTGGTAAAGATTATATTAACGAACAAGATTTATTTGCTCCTGAAACTCGCAGTGGCAGATTAAATTATCAACTTGCACCAGGCTTTAGTATTAAAAACGGACTAGAAACAACAACAGCATTAACTTATGTAACAATAGGTAATCAACTAAAAAAGTTTGGAAGCAGTAATACCAACCATGACCAGATTGGTAGCGAGCCAGGATATACACTGGACTTGCCTATTAATATTGACATGTATATAAACTACAAAAACTATTATTGGTTGATGGACAATATACCTACTTGTTTAATCACACCAACCGCAAGTAATCCTATTGATATAGACAATATTACTTTAATGAGTAACTATACAACTCCAGTGTTAACAAACGGAAAAACATTGGAATTTTTAAACGGCATGCGTGTTATTTTCAGTGGTGCAAACGTTAGCAGTACTAGTGGAAACTATGCAGTAGACAGAACATATTTTGTAGAAGGTGTTGGCACAGAAAATATAAAACTTGTATTAGCAGTAGATGAAAATGATGTTGTAAAGTTTAAGCATTTACAACATTATACACCTAGAATTCCAAGTGACTGGGATATTGATGCATGGGACAGTGAGCCCTGGGACTATAGTGAATTTAAACTACCTACAAAAGAATATGTAGTAATGGATCGTTCAAGCGTAGATATGAACCCATGGTGTAGAGCAAATCAGTGGTTTAGTATATACGCTTTACGTAACACAGTTGCATATAATGAAGACATTTTAGAAGATTATCAGCGCAGTATATACAGAGCGCAACGTCCTATTATTGAGTTTGACCCTAATATAGAACTATATGATAGTGGTTGGAACTTTATAGATAATGTAACACACATAATAACTGGTGTTGATCCAGCGACAGCAATTGTTGGTCAGTCTAGTTATGTAAATGCGCTTATTGGACTAGAAGATGACGACTTAGTTTTATTTTTAGACAGCGGTAGTTATAGTAACAGCATCTACACAGTAAGTGGACAGCAAAATGGCAATATAGTGCTTACGCAAACTACAGCAAGTAGTAGCCTTAGTATAGGCGACAAAATATTAGTAGAGCATGGTCCAGATAATATTCCAGGACGTGTAGGTTATCCTGGTATAGAATTATGGTGGGACGGCACACAATGGAAATACGGACAGCAAAAAATATTCCGTGGAGATGCTCCTAAATTTAATCTATATGATGACCGTGCAACGGATTTAGCAAATTATACTGATACAGATTATGAAGGCGATCATATTTTTAATTATGTATACAATGATGCTGGAGTAACTGATGCAGAACTAGGTTTTGCTCCTAGATTTTTAGAAAGCAATAACAATAATGATCTAGACTTTGATACTCCTATTGTAGGTAAAAGATATAGTACAGACTTAGGCGAAGTAAGTGCAAGAGAAATTGCAGGTTATTACTATTGGAAAGACAGAATTACTGGCATATACCATAACGGCTGGGCGCAAGTTAGAGAAAATCAGCGTGTGCCTATTATACAAACACATGTTGCTAGTGCTGGAGAAGCTGTAGAATTTGATCTAAAAACAACAAACTTGGAATATTCCAAGCATTATGACATTACATTTAACAACACTGCACTAGAAACAGGATACATGTTTACAAGTAGAAATGTATACGATTATGTCCAAGACGGTGAATCAAATGGAATGTTATTGTTTAAAACAGATACTGCTTATACTTTACAAACACACTTTTATCTTGCCGCAAACAACATAGAGTTTAGAGATCCTTTTGGTAATGCACATGCGGATATTGTAGTTGCTACCGCTGGCAATACAATTACATTAACTATTAATAGCAGTTATCCTTATACTACAGTAAGATATCAGAACACTACAGATAACAATATTAGTGGTAGAATTTATTTAAGTAACGAAAACCAAAAGCGTATAATTGTCAAGCACAAAGGAAATGTGCTAGACGAAGGTGTACATTTTAATGTAGTGGCAAACAAAGTAGTAATAGTAGATCCTGCTGAAGAAAATGATGTTTACGAAGTAGAATATATTACAGATGATAAACTAACAGATGTAGTATATGATGTTGCTCCTAATTTTAAATATAATCCTACAAATGAAATTTTTACAAATGCAAGTTTTAGTAACTTGTTTAAGCATTTCCAAAATCAGTTATTAACTATGCCTGGCTTTGAGGGTGCATATTTTGGAGAAAACAACTTCCATAAAACTGCACGTGTTACAAATTATGGCGGAACTTTCCGTCAACAGTATATTAGCCCTGCAAAACTAAGTTATATGATGAGCAAGCAGGAAACTAATCCGCTAAACAATCTAAAACGTACAGCAATAGATTACGAAAACTTTAAAAACTATTTTAAAAACAAAGTATCACAAGTTTGGCAAGACAATAGTGGATACACTGTACGTGAAATTGTTAACGATGCATTAAGGCAAATACACATTGGTAAAAATTCTACATTCCAATACAACCGCAGTGATATGGCCTATTACGATAACTTTGGAAAACAAACTATTAATGTTGCTACTAACGATAAAGTTTTTA